CCGACTGTCGGGAGGAATTGATGGTGGATTTGTCGTATGCCCGCACCCACCCCCCCCCCGACTGTCGGGAGGAATTGACGGTGGCGGTACCGGATACATGCACTTCTCCACTCTCCAGATTTGACACCTCGTGTTTCCCGGCCAAAAATATCAGAGATACATTTCTGCGTCCTGCCAAGTCGTGAACGCTGTCCTCTGCAAATATGTGGTACCTGAACCACTCTGGAAGAGCGTCTCGACAAGCGATTTCAGCCTCTTGTGCATTGTACCACTCCGGAACCTCCCGTTGAACAGTGTTATATTTCCATTCGGCAAGAGGTGTGCTGTAGTCATAGTCTGGTGGCACAAGCTCTGTCCGTACAAAATTTACTTCTCGGTCATTAAGACTGTTTTCCGTTATTATGTCCTCGTGAGAATCCGATACATCAGAAAACAGGACGTCACTCCGGGTAACTATAAATGATGCTGCTCTACACATTAGTGCTCTACACATTAGTGTGTCCCTCCTCGTTAATTGTGCCACCGAGAGACATAACCAGTCCCCCTGACTGCTTAGTGGAATTGACGGTGGAAGTGTCGTATACCCACACCCATCCCCCTGACTGCTTAGTGGAATTGACGGTGGAAGTGCCGTATGCCCACACTTCTCCCCCCGACTGTCGGGAGGAATTGACGGTGGATGTGCCGTATGCCCGAACCTCTCCCTCTGACAGCTGAGAGAAATTGACGGTGGAAGTGTCGCAAGCCCACACACTGCCCCCTGACTGCTGAGAGGAATTGACGATGGAAGTGCCGTATGCCTGAACATCGCCACTCTCCAGATTTGACACCTCGTGTTTCCCGGCCAAAAATATCAGAGAAACATTTCTGCGTCCTGCCAAGTCGTGGACGCTGTCCTCTGCAAATATGTGGTACCTGAACCACTCTGGAAGAGCGTCTCGACAAGCGATTTCAGCCTCTTGTGCATTGTACCACTCCGGAACCTCCTGTTGATCAGTATAATATTTCCAGCCGGCAATAGGTATACTGTAGTCATAGTCTGGTGGCACAAGCTCTGTCCGTACGAAATTTACCTCTCGGTCATTAAGACTGTTTTCTGTGATTATGTCCTCGTGATAATCCGATACTTCAGAAAACAGGACGTCACTCCGGGTAACGATGAATGATGCTGCTCTACACATTAGTGTGTCCCTCCTCGTTAATTGTGCCGGTAATGGTTTCGGGGACACCTTCATATTCCGGCAAATCCACACAGGCTATTTTGCATTCTAACTTATTAAGAGCCAGTTCCCATGTTTCGCCGACACTCATAAATAGATGGTCGTCTTTGTCACTGACAAATATCATACATTCTCGTCTTACTGATTGATCGTTGTCGTATGTCTCATCATATTTAAAGCTTACTCTTGATTTTTCGGGTGCTATTAAAAGTGTCCGTTTTTTTACTGATGCAAAATCCATATTTACCCCCATGTAAATAATTAATATGATAAATATGTGATTAAAAAACTGGTAGTGAATATTGTAGCCATTATAATTATAGCTACAACAATTATTTCAAAAAAGATATTATTGGACCTTTTTTTTTGATATTTTTTTGATACGGTAATTTTTCCGCGCCAATCATCTACGATAACCATTTTACCAAAACGTTTCATTGTGTTCCTTTTTTTACAAGGTTAGGGTATTCGATAAATAATTCTTTTCATCATAAGATGTACTTTCTTGCCTTGTTCATTATTTAGTCCTTGTCGCATAACTCCATACCATATCAGGTATTATTGTTGTCATCGTTATAAATGCGATCGGAGAAGGGTTGCCATGTTTTTTTATCGTCCATGCTGTAGCTCCGGCAATACCGACAGCAGCTATTGATATCTGAGTAATCCCGAGTACATTTCGTCCAGATTTACACTGTAGGTAACCGGGGAGGAAAAAACCCTGTACTTTCCCGCTGATATCTGGTTTCTGCTCAAGGTTTACATTGTTACTATCCGGTACAATAACCGCTTTTTCTGGATGCATCTTCCGGTAGATCATATTATCAGTTAATCCAGCAGAGCGATATATTATCCATTGTTCTTCTGTTGTGCCAAGATATTCCCATGGATATTTGTAGTATTCCGATACCCCGATTCCGGCTTTTAGTAGATTTTCAACCTTTTCCATTGACATGTTATTTTCTTTAATTAGCTTCCATTCTGTTACTGATAACCCTAGTCGTTCCCAGATCGGTATACCGCGTCCGTACATTTGAGCTGATACCGATACTGCAACAATTGCAATAAATATTCCTACAATCACCTTTTGCGTACAATTCGAGCCCATGATTCACCCCTTACCTTGTCTAATGGTAATTGATTTCGTTGAATGACTATTGTCATTGTAAAGAAATAGCGTTCTTTTCCGGTATGACCACACACACCGGTGCCATGTTCTTTTTTTGCCAATCATGTGAATATTAGACATTCCTTCTTCTTGTTCTGCCGCTTGAGCAATTGCAAGAATAATTTTCAAGTCCATTTTTGCTGGTAGTGTGCAATTGAGTTCCGACATTTTGATACACTCCTTTTATGTGTTTCGATAATCCCCGACATGGCGTTCGCCGTATCGTATTTTTATTTGTCTACATTCTTCTTTGCCCCCGTCTATGAGCATTCGGGAAATTGGTATACCGGTCTGTTCAGATATTCTTTTGAATTCTTTGTGGTCGTCCGGGTGCAACATAAGCCGGAATTGTACAGGTTGTACAACATCTTTTTTAGCCATTTTGAAATCCTTTTAGTTTCCTTCTTTTGTGTAGGTACCTACCAACTTTATACCTTTATTATACCACATTTGTTTAGGCCTGTCAACAAAAATATGATAATTGATAATATTATTTTTTAGACTGCCCCAAAACACCAAAAATGCAGCTAAAAAATACCAGGTTTTTTAGGGTGGGAAAGAAAAACAAGGGGAGTTCACATACTTTCGTGATAGTAAAAAGCAAGAGCGCAACGCGTAGTTTCGTAGGCCGCACGTTGCGCTCAGGTATTGCTCCAAAGCCTGTGTATTGGTTTTAACATGGATGTTACTCCATGCACAGGCCATTTTTACTCTTTCTTTAATATACGTTAAAATTCATACTATTTCAAATCAGCACACGATTTTACTTTCTGTACCCATCTTGATGTGCTTTGTTCTCTATAATATTCTCTGAATCGCCATGTTTTAGTGTATAATTCGTCCAACAGGTGCCCTACCGCATACGGCATCCTGAATGTCAGAGAAGAGCCAGGTTCTCCTATGGGAAACTTCCATGTGCCCTGATCAGTAAGCATCTGATCCCTTCCAGGCTTTCCTCTGCCCCGCTCCAAGTCAATCGTTTTTTTGTCAGGTATAAGCCAGTGCCGCTTCACTCCTTTAAACACGTACTCACTCGGTATCTTCTTTCCCTCTTTGTAGTAGTCGTAGGTGTGATACAGCATATCTCCCACTGGAAGCCAGAAATACACATCAATGGTCGGTGTTCCCTTCAGCTGATCTTCAACCGGTTTGAAATGGACATTAAGCATCTTCTTTGTAACGTCATTGAATATCGGCTTTTCCACCTTGTATCCGTGACCGGTAATAGCTGAAATCAGCTTGTTTTCATCGCACTGTCCGTAAAGTACACCGATGTCTATATCATAGTCCAGCGAGAATGTTTTATCCGCTGCATATTCCAGCATGTTACCGAAGCAGAAACACCACCACAACTTTTCACCGACTTCGTTTTCCTGCATATCCATAATGTTTGTAATATCATCAAGAAGTCGCATTGCCATTTCATTTTTGTTTTTCATTGATAATTCTCCTCAAGTGTTCCGCAGCAGGTTTAAGAGATATGTTTTCTCTGTATTTTTTAAGAATAACTTCTTTTTGTTTTTCAATATCAATGTGTTTTATTGCCATCAAAACCCTTCTCCAGAAATCATGCTTATCTATAACATGAACAGGATATTTTTTCTTCCAGAACTGGCAGCTATCCAAAGCAATCACCGGTACCCCACAGGCAAGCGCCTCCGGTATGATTCTCGGGCATGAGTCTTCTGAAGTGTACGGAGCGAGAATTACCTTGCATTTAGATATGGCCCTCGGCATTCTGTCATGGAATACAAGCTTCACAGAGACGTTTGAAGGGGCTTTGCATGCGTGTCCCATTTGGAGTACACTTAATCCCTTTGGCACAGTTCTATGTACCCAAGCTACGTTCTTGCGTCTATCCTTTGACCAAATAGCGGAAAACCCAATGTCGTACTTCTTCTCTACTGCGCGTGGAAAGAATATCGGAGCAGCAGGCTTGAAGAATAGTTTTCCCACTATACCATGTTTTTTACACTTGTTAACCTGTTGCTCCGAATCACACATAACAAAATCATATTTAATACTGTCTTTTGGTATACACCCATGGTTGGCACCGTAATAAATCTTTTTTGCTTTCGGGAACTGCTTCAGAAATGGAACATATTCCTTAAATCCACCACGAGCTACAATAATGTCTGGCTTGGAAACGGTGAGGTCGGCCGCCTTGAAACCTTTAGTCCATGTTTCAACAAAATTATTTTTATAAATTACAGTTCTGTTACCATTACTGTACATTACTTGGCCGTAATCGTCCTCATACACCAATCCAGCAAACAAGTGTGTCCACATATCTGTACACTCATCCAGCGATTTCCACGCACATTCTTTATGACGCTCCATTTTACCCCGTAAAAATAGCCAGTTCATATTTCGGCCTTTGCCTTTGCTTTTATTTTAAACCATTTTTCCTTATCTGGTCCAGTCCACAATTTACTTTTCCGTAGTTCCGGGGTATAAAAACAATAATGAAGTATTTTGCTTTTTGCCATTTTATAATTGAATTTACCATAATTACTTAAACTGGCCCTTTTTTTGTAAGGTATATACGTAAGTCCCGGCTTCCACTTATACGCTTTTATGTGAGGTTTCGATGGATATGGTTTTTTGTGTTTCCAACCATCTACAGACGGAGCAGGATAAGCATAATTAAAAGCTAATTGCTGTTTGTTGCTTTTTTTTAATCTTCTTAAATCATCTTCTATACCACTACCGAAAGATTCGTCTTCATCAGGAAATAAAACAAGATCGGGTTTAACATCATCAAGCATTCGCAAGAGTTCTTCTCTCCATACAAAGGCATTCCAATTCGAAGCAGATATATATATTCCACCAAGTTTATTGCCACATATACCAGGGATAGCTTCGATTATTTTTTTATCGCCAACAATGCCGTCAAATCGCAAGTATACTTTATCCACAAGACCAAGCAAATCACAAAGACATTTATTATAATACTGAAACCTACATAATGCCATTAATCCTACTATCATCTCACATCCACCAAATACCATCGTTTTTGTTTTGTGCACCAGACAATATTGCCAATCGACAGGCTGTCAAAATCATAGTCGATGCTTTTTATATGGTCCTCAAGGTTCCTGCGAAATTCAATAAATCCGCTTTTGGAATGGTTTCTATGCTCATCTGCGTTCCAGTTATACGGCTTTCCCTTGGCGAATTTAAGCCATGCACGTTCTGGATAATATACATGCTGCATGTATATTACCGGAGATATCGCCATACACAGCCTTTCAGGAAATACGATGTCGGTTTTAACTTCATCAATATAATACACTTCCGGGCAAAATTCTTTAAGGCGGCTCATCATATCAAAAGTTACCGTTGCTTCTTGCCTCGTCTTCGTCGTTTTGTTGAATTTAAATGAATAAAACACTTTGCAGCCAAAACTTACATTGTTGTCGTTGTCGAGCTTTATGTAATAGGACCAATTACCATAATATATGTATACGTTATTTATTTCTGCCGCCCAAAACCCTCGTATGCGACCACTATTTTTTTTTCTGTGAATACCGTCATCGGGGCACCTATGGTTACCCTTTTTAATTTTTCGCGCTTTTCCAGTAATTGTGATCATGTTATCGCCGTTTCACTATTGAGAAGAGTTGATGAAGGATGTGAGAATCGGTAACATACCCCCATTAACTCTTCTCAATATTGTATAAAATGCCGTTAGGTATTTTGAGTTGAGTCCGTTGGCTGCTGTGCCTGTGATTCTTCCATGTTTTTCTGATCAGCGACAATTTCGTAACCACTTAACACTTTCCCGATACAACCCGTAAGAACGCCGAGAGCAATAATATTTGGAAGACCACTTACTGCATCATCAACCATAGTGATCCTTCGTTTCAAATCATCAACATTAATTTCCATAAACAATCTCCAATTTAAGGTATGCAGTGCCAGAGGTGTTCCGGGGACAACCCGCTAATCGGTACTTACTGAGCCTTCCGGACGGCGACCGAAACCTTTGCACATGGCATTGCATACTTTGGTCGTTGGGCAAAATGCCGTTGTCATAAGAGTTGCTTACCATAAATAATAGAAAACCCATAAAAATAATGATCCTTTCCCGGAGTAAATAAATGACCTTTATTTGGATCAAATCCATGATAATGAGATGTTCCTATAAGCCAAAGACGCTTTTTTAATATGTTGACATTGATAAATCGCCACGCACATCTTACAACAGACAATAAAAGTTCCGCTTACGCTTCAGGCTTCGCCACATTGCTTTCAGCAACGTCTTTTATCGCCGTACCGTTGTTTTGCGATTCCTTATTATTCAATGCCCACTCCGTACCTTCAAAGAGATCACCGTTCAATTCGCGAGTGAGCCGACCGTACTTCCGATTAATATTGTGCCGCTCCAGGTCGTGGCCAAGGTGACACTTTTGACAAAGAGCCGCAAGATTTGATTCTGACAAGTCGTGCTTCTCGTGATTGAGATGCGCCACGGTGAGTACAACTTTCGACCTGGTTACAGGATGCGGCTTGCCGTTTTCGGCACCGCACCACTCGCACTTGTTGGCGGCACGTTCAAACCGAATGCGTCGGCTAACTTCATGCCAATTTTCGGGATATTCGCTGTAATCTATGGGCATTGTACAGTTCTCCAAGAGCAAAACATTTACACCAACGGATTCGGGCAATGTACGAAGCGGGGCCGTTTCCGTTTGTACTTGCCGTGTTAGGCTATGTACTACGGCCTCTCCTCATTCTTAGCGCGCTCGTTCTTCGGTTTTAATCATGCTTAATTGCCCACATGCTGCACCAGCTTTGATTTCTGCCTGTGTAGCAATGGCAACTGCATAGTCGTAACCTGCATTGTCAAGCGCCTGTTTAATAGTTTCCATTACCGACTCCTTAGATTAAATTTATTCCCTGTATTGCACCTTCACCCAACCCGTGCAATTCAGAGCATTCGTTTTTATTGATTGGGCTCAATTTGATAAAGAAACATTCTGGATCAAAGTATTCTTTTAGCTTCTCTATATCAAAATCGGATTCGTCAACTAAAGTCATATTGACGGTTGTTTTAAGCTTACTATCCGTTTTGATTAGACCAAGTTCTTTGTAGGTTAATTTATTCTTGAATGGAATAAGCCAATTTCTTTTTTCTTCATTCAAACTATGGACACTTACCTGTAGAGTGATGTTGTCTTTGACCCAAGAAAAATCAGAACCTTTAATTCCGATAGTGGACAGATAGTGGTGTGTGTCTGGAAACATAGTATCAAATAACCATATTGCCTGTTTCACTTCTTCGACATTTAGGAACGGTTCACCCATTCGGGTATAATTAATTTTGTGTTCCTTTGCGTTTTGAAAACTATAGCATGGATTTTTGGATAACACAAACTCAATCTGTTCCAGTATTTCAAACCTTGATAAATTGCGACACCTTTTCAATTTTCCTGTTGCACAAAATTTGCACCCGACAGGACAACCACTCATACACGATACACCAATCATCCAACGCTCTGACCTATCACCTGTAGAGGTGTAATCAAGAGCATTCTGCTTTCTTCCGATTGCGTCTTTTGTATAGTACGGAAGAAAGGTATCTGTTACCTCGACCGGATAGCCATCTTCAGTTTCGAGAAGATAGACCGTTCCGTTTGTAAATGACTTGCTGTTTATTTCTTTCATGGTTTTTGCCTTTCGAGCGCGCCTCTTATGTCTTGGGCCTGTTGTAAGATGTGCCTGCACTCAGTTTGGAAAACCAAGTAATCCCATCTTCTGATACGTATTCGCCTCCACAATTATCAGTAAGAAGCCATTTTTTACCGTCAAATGATAATAAAGAAGCCATATATTCTGATCTACTCAATTCACCATAATTTGGCATTTTAATTTTCCTTTTCCTTTTGTCTTCCGGCGGCGTTCCTCTGTATTCGGGGCAGGTTTATTGCGCCCAACTCCCTCAGGCACCCGCCCGAAGTGGCTTTGTGAAACCCTCGCATTCATGCATTGTCCACTTGCCCTTATAAGGGATCTCGACACCACGACACCCTTCATTTTGGCACGTTTCACAAAGACATTTTGGGCTGCCTGTGTTGGTGGGCGTGTTTTCGCCATCCGCATTTTTCTGCCGGGCGGCGACCTTGCGAGTAACAACCTCTGTCAACATCGCGTGAGCCATCGTTACGAGTGCATCGTCTGGCGCTCCACTTACCGCGCTTATCAAGTTTTCTGCCACCTTATCCACGATCTACCACCTTCCCCGCCCGGCCTACAATTCTCCAGGCGAAAATATGTACACCAACTATACGTTATATGTAATGTACATGAGATACACCATTATTATCAATGTCTTATGTTTGGGTATAGTTTTTTTGTATCTATGCCTTTTCTCTGACTTGCGCGTAACGCCACAATCTGTATTCCATGGTTTATGGTAGCCTGATTATTTTTGTTACCGCCAACAGAAGCAGATACATCCTCATAATATCTTTTCATAAACCTTGTCAGATTTCCATTAAAACCTTCAAGGGTATGACCACATTTAATTACTCTTTTCTTTTTTTCCATAGTACAAATATATACTTGTACATAAGTAGGCGCAACTATTTTTTTGCAAGGATTATATAAATGCCATTGTAGTCACGTTTTCCAGTAAGCTGCAGGTCTGACTCGTACCCGTGCTCTTTCAACATATACTTTAATTTGCTGGTATTCCAATGTGGTAGCGGATTGGCTCCAATTTCATCATGACCATATTTGAAAGGATCGCCACTTCTGGTGTGTATAACAACCTTGTTGCAGCGTTCAAAGACCGTATTTAGTTTTTTTATTTCGTCATCATTTAAGTGGTGCAATACATAGCTTGCTAAAAACAGATCAAACTCAATTTTATCCAGATCAACAAACTCGAACATTTCATTTATCAGGGTAACATCTTTTCCTTCAAGGGTTACCTTCGATTGCTTGTAGTACTTTCTGTTCACCTCAATTCCGGTATACCCGGCAATTATTCTGTATAAACATAGCGCATACATCCCTGCATTAGAACCAAGCTCAAGAACTTTAGCGCCCTTAAAGAAATCAATATTGTTTTCTATCATCGGCAGTCTTTTCTTCAGTTTGTTGTATTTCTGGTATACCTTATCGCCCTTCTTCCAGTTCTTTGATATTTGCCGGTATTCTTTTTCGGTGATCATTTTACAGTTCCTATAATACAAACCATATCGTCCGGAAAGTTACAATCAGCACTTTCAAAGCTTATTTTCTCCATACCAAAACATTTGTCATCAGCAGCTATTAAGTACTTCCATCCTCCACGTTCTTCATAATGCATCGGCTCTTTTGGCCCATCTACGTATCCATACCTATACTGATACTCATCTTTCATGGGTGAAACCCTACCGATCTATCGTTTGGCCTTGTAGACGTACACCTGCTTAGTATTTCATCTTTTGTGTATTTTATATATATATTTGATTGACTCATTACCCTATTAAATACGACTTAGAAAATCTTTTTTTTAAAAGCTTTTCCCTTTTCTTACCCTCAGTAGTTTCCCACCAGTCCTTATCGTATTCTTTATTATACTCCAAAAGTTTATATGACATTTTCTTCGCCATACGCTCAGCTTCTACAAGCTTTTTACGCACCCTTCTGTCATGTTTTTTGTCACCTTGGTGAAGATCATTTATTTCTCTGAGGACTTCGCAAAGAGTTCTTACCTTAGTTGCTCTTCGTAACGACATCACAGCGCCACAGCACTTTCTTTTTTAACGTCAATCAACACACTTTCAAATGCTTTCTTATACTGCCTGGCAATAGTATCTATATGGATGTGTGCTGGCACAATCATCGTCTTCCTATATGACAAAAGCCCATCAAGTGCTTTTTCAACCAATTCAGTATCTATTGGGGGTGGGCTGTTTTTCTGCAACGTTGGCTTTATTGGCTTACTGTCCAGTGGAAGTATTGCACCATACTCTTTTACTATTTCGGCGTTGCCGCCGATATTGCCTGATATAACAGGTGTCCCGGCAGCAAGAGCTTCAACAACAGCATTGTCACACCATGAAAACCAGCAGATGCTTACCATCACATCTGCCATAACCAAGTATCGGCGCAGCAGCTTTTCCGAAACATCTCCTACATATTTAATCTGTTCTTTTGATTTTCTTTCTTCTCTTATTTTGCCACAAAACCAGAAACACACATCGGAGTGTTTTTTTATATAATTCTCAGCAATACGAATCATTTCTCTCATCCGCTTATGGGGCCTGACTTTGCTGGATACATATCTTCCTGAGACTATAACATTCTTTGGGTACTCCGAATCCATTGGCTCAACTTTATAATCTTCAGGATTAGCTCCGTTATATATAATAAACTCCTTTTTGCCCCTAACTCCAAGTATCTTGGTTACCATGTCGTATGCGAATTTTGTCTGGTAGATAACACCGTCACTAGTTTTTATCGTGTGCTTTATCATTTTCCTGCGCCAATCGTATTTCTTATCCTTTTCCAGATGAATCCCGTCTATTCGAATCACTTTTCTGCCTTTAGGCTTTTTCTTCCAGTACGACAGCCCAAGTGTCAAATCTGGCTTGCTGGTGACTATTTCAACACCATTTCTCTCAAGTGCAGGAATAAGCCGTTGTATAAACTTGCTTTTCCCGGTTGAATTCTTCTCGTATTGTATAGCTATTTTCATATGTCTATGCTCGTGATAGATACTAAGTCACTAACCTCAAGGTCTTCAAAGGAAGGTGTGAGCATCTCCAAAAACTTACCTTTCCCAAATTCATTTAACTTATATTGAATGTGAAGTTTCAAAGAATACGTTCCTTGTAATAATTATAAAGTTTATTCCATTTATCATGAACAGTTTTGTTTTTTCTACTACAATGCCAAATAATAGAATCATCAGAAAATTGATTATCATTATATTTTTTACCAAGTTCCTGAAAATCTATTTGGTCCTTAAATTTATTGTAACATTTCCACAAATATTTCTGGTCGTCATACCATTCCAAATGTCGTTCAAGTTTTTCATTCAATCGTTTCAACAAAGCTCGTGTTATATTACTATTCCCTAAAACAAATACCCCTTTCTGTAATTTTCTTTTGTCCGACTGATCAGGTTTATACATAATCTTCATTGTATTCGCTTTAACATTTTCCCACAACTCGTCAAGATTTCCTCTTACTATAATATCGACATCCATATGAGCAACTTTTGAATATCCTTCATTTAATGCATCTACCATTGGTGCCGTTCTTTTTGACATTATTGAATTACCATAAACATGATTTTTGTATGTAGAAATATTTTTTTCAGATAATATTGAATCTCCATAAACATGGATTCTGCGAACTGTTATATTTTTGTAAACATTTTTTATTTTTATACATGATTCTTCAGATAAATCATATGCATATACCAACACTTTTTCATCAAGAGCATTCTCGGAGATTGATTTTAACATAACGCACAATTGTTCAACATAATTACCATAATTGTTTATTTCCACAGTAATTATATTCATAGTAATATTTCTACCTTATTTTTTAGGTTCATATCGGAAACATCGTGTTTTCTCTGGTAATGCCCTTTTTTTCCATCTGTCGCAACCGCTTCTTCTGCAATTGTTTCGTTTCTTTATACCATTTATTATCAGCTTTTCTCTTCTTATGTTTCTCCTCCGAATGCTTCCGATAGAAAGCAACCGGAATATCAATCTTTTTCTTTTTGACGTGATTAAACGGCGAATCTGGATGTATCCCGAGGCGCATGCTCATTTCCTTGTCTTCTCCTGATCGCAGCCCTTCGTACCAGCCGCCGAATCGCTCAAACACTCTTCTCCTGTACATAACTGTCTGCGGATTTACCTCTGAGGGATGTACTCTCAGTTTACGCATCTTCTGGCATGCCTCATAGTACATCAAATCACCACGTACTTCGAGCGCCTTACCCCATACAACATCTATTTTCGGGTGTTTATCGAGGTATATTTTCTGCAACCTCAAAGAACCTGGCACACGCATGTCATCGGCATCGAGAAATGTAATGTAGTCTCCTTTAGATATTTTAAGCCCTATATTCCTCGCCACCGAAACACCACCGTTCACATTCAAGGGTATATAATGTATGTTTCGTTCGGGAAATTTAAAAGGCCGGAAGATGTCGTTTACCACGTCCTTTGTTTGGTCGGTACTTGCATCGTCAACTATTATTACCTCTAAGCTGTCTTTGTCGAGTTCCCACACTACCGAATGAAACGCGCTCATAATGTATCTGGCATAGTTATATGTCGGTATTATTACGCTAATCATAGCATTCCCATAACTTTCTTCTCAAATTTACCGCCCTTGTGCGATCCCGGCTTGTTGTCCTCTGCAATCTGAACCGGCACAAACTCCATTCCAACAGCATACATGGCAGCACACCTTCTGCCGCCATGGTATATTTCATATCCTGTAAGCCAGTCGGCAAGGTATTCAAACCGCGTCTTCCACAATGGTTCTGCAAGCACCAGCACCGGCTGTGCTGCATTACGGCTTTTGCTGAAGCCACGCTTCTTTATACTCTTGAGTATTTTATACCTGGACCCAAAGATATGCTCCTTAATAGCGCTTTCAGTCCACTTCTTCATACCAAGCTTATACCTCCACCTGCGGTCCTCTGCAAATCGGCAATGCTTTAATACCGTCCAGTTCCGCCCGTGTTTAAGAAGCATCTGCGCACACTCCACCTGCGGACTCTTCGGAAGGCTCATGTCGTATCCCCATATATCGTGGTTTATCAGCTTAGGGATAAACTGATATTTCAGTTCACGCAGTGGAAGGCTTACCGGTTTTCCTTCGAGGAGGGCGTATTCACTCATATCAGCGCCCTGAAGAAGGTTAAATACTGTTTGGCAATATTCTGAATGTATAATTCCTTAGCCAAGCCCTTATCGTAGTTCCATGTCAATGATTCTTTCATGGCCTTTATAAGGACTTCCTGATTTATCTTTGGTGGCTTGTTGAGATTTACCGGTCTGTATTTAAACGGTTTATCTTTCAATACCTTCCCGAATACCAGCAACTCATGCGTACCACCCTGATCTGTGCATATTACCGGGAGCCCGGCCACTTGTGCCTCAACAACACTGTTCGGACATGCGTCCACATAGGTAAGATGTATCATCGCGTGGCACGATCTATAATAAACCGCCAGTTTGTCATCTTTTACATTGTCCTCAAATATTATGTTCCCGTTGTTACCGTACTTCTTATTATACCCCAGAGTGTCGCCGCAAACATAAAGCGTACTCTTTGGAATTCCAGCTTCAAGAAACGCTCGTATAATTTGATTCAGACGTTTTTGTTTCAACCATACTCTCGTGCTTGCTAAAAATATTACCCGCTCCGGATCGGTTTTTATAAGTGGCTCTACACCATAATTCCGTGGGTCGGCACCGTTGAGTATCACTGTCTCCGGTTTGTTCGGTTTGCATACAAGCTTGTGATAAATCTTTTGGGCGTAGAAGGACTGATAAACAACGGCGTCAGCCTTTTTAACTGAAAGCGCCTTTTCGTTGTTTATCTTACGCCAGTTCATATTGGTGTCAATATTTGCTGGCCCAACGCGGATAACCTGTACCTTGGCTTTTGAACCATAGTTCATCCTACCGATATTAAGAGCAATGTCCGCTTTGGCCTTCGAATCAGGAGTAACGTTTATACCCATTTCATGCCATGCTTTAACAAGGCGTTGGCAAAATTTACCTTTCCCGGTTTTCCCACGGGCGTAGTATTTTGGATTTACATGTATCTTCACATTTCCTCAATCAATATCACAGAGATACCACCGCTTTTCCTTTGAGTGCCACATCATATCTCCTATTTTGTAACTGCCGAACGTTTTTACACCGTGTTTTGCCTGTGTTCTTTTCGCCCATTTAACAAACTTCTTGTACCCTTCCGGCGAGTGATCGAGGTGTGAGTCTGCACCCCAATCATACGGTATTCCATACATGTAGTCCTGCCACGCCTTTTCCATGGCAGGAATGTGCTCAGTCTTTATCGCATAAGCCTTCGCCTTGTGCAATGTTCTTTTGAACAGAAGGTTTATGTTCACCTGTACTATTTTCATTGGCTTTGGTGCTACGCCGAGTTCGTGGAGCTTTTGCCACTTTTTGAATATCTTTTTCACGTACCGGAGCTTTTGTGCTTTTTTCCATGACAGGCTGTAATACACCTTCATCCCCACTATCCTGCTTTTTTGTACGTAGATTCCGACCCGTCCCTTTGGCAACATCTTTCCTTTGAGTAGTACCGCGTGGCTTCCCTTCAGAAACCCGTCCTTGCCATTGACGTGTACTCCGTCCTCGGGAGCTTTCATCTTTTTCCTCTCGATGAACTTCAGCACTCCCTTTATCTCCATCCAGAGCCTCCTTGGTTTCTGCGTCTATGCTTTCCTGCATTGCCTTTTCCTCAATGCTCCTCATCTCTTCTTTGGTTGTCCCATTTTCTGCAGCAGTTTTTTTTACCGCCTTGGCACCCTCGGCCAATTCCTCCGTGATTTCTTTTGTGTATGTCGTCTTTTCAGGCTCAACAAACCCCGGCTTCGTTCCGATCACAATATGGAATTTTTTGTCAGGCCCGAACTCCCACTTTGTCTCGAAGCCGTTTTTCTGCAGGTAGTTTATCACGCTGTTGTAATGCCAGAATGCATGGTTGTTGTGCTTTCGGCGACCTTTTTTGTTTCTTTTGGCATATCGACTCATTACAATGATCACATCAACTTTCGGCAGCACGTTCTTCTGAAACATGTCCACCTCTTTGTCACTGAAGTGATAGAGAACATACGAAAGGAAAACCGCATCAACCGGTCGCGAAATAGTCCCTCGTGCAGTTCTCCGCATAAACGTTTTAACGCTCATGTTCATGAACTCAACGTCCTTGTTTTTAATTTGCTTTTTGATTTCCAGGGCCTGGTTATAATACCCATTCTCGCCCTCAACACCGGTATACGATTTTGCAATCTGAGCAATATGATACCCGGCGAGCCCGGCATTTGAGCCAACTTCAAGCACATTTTTCCCGGTAAACAGGGTGATATGCTTCAGCAGCGTAGGAAATCGAACAGTATACCTGTCGTATTTTTGGTATACCGTTCCGTGCTTTTTCCAGTCCTTTGAAAGTTCGTTGTATTGCTTTTTAGTCAGCAACATTGTATTCTCCTCTATTTTAATATGTTTACCAACCACATCATAGCCTGTTCTCGATTGCCTATTTTGCTTTTTATAACTTTAATGTGTTCCTCGTTATCTAAATATACTGCATTTTTTATGGTTTTAATCGCCGATTTAACATTCAATGCCTTGTATTTCAAAGCAGTTTTCCCTGGTATACAGTGGTCGCTGCAGCCAGCCAGTGGTGCATCCGGGTATATTACCTTACACCCGCACAGTGCAGCCTCTATCGGTGGGTTATGTAGCCCTTCCTTTGTGCTTGTGGATACCCATGTCCCTATAGTATTATACATTTTTATCAGCTGCGAGTGTGAAGGGTTTTTTATAAACAGAACGAACCTGTCGTCAACAAAACGCCATATTTTTTTATTCAAGTCATACCCATACCCAAAGTAGTTGTATTTATCACCAAGATTTTTAATCAGCTTCATTGCAAAATCAAAGTTTTTGCGTGGCTTGGTTGAAACCAGAAAACCAAGGCTCTTCGGGTTCCTTGCACCATTGTTGCTCCACTTGTCTATATCAACACCCTGATGTGCGATAGCCGTTTTTATACCGTGAGCAAGAAACCAGTCGTACAGGTTTTCACTGTTTACTATGACGTGAACCCTTCTGGCCTTTCTCAGAATATTAGCTTTTGACATTTGATGACTTTCAAGAAGCCTACACCAATAGTAGGCCCTTGCATTTTTTGGCTTTGTTTTTAACATGGGGCCAATGTCGCTTATTGAACATGCTATGCAAACATCTGTATCCGGGGGAATTCTTTTTAATGGTGGCTTATGCTTAATCCAAGTGTGCCTATCAGAATGAGTAACAATATGCGTTCTGTGTCCAAGCTTATTCAGAGTCTGTGTACATAATATTATAGTTCGGCTGCCGCCACACTGGTTTAATCCACCATAATATGGATGCTGTGCACAGAAAGCTATTTTCATTCAATGATCCTTCTAATTGCCTTGACAACCTTCTCAACCGGAGGATTCCATTTATGTTTATCAAGCACCTTGCATGGTGTATTAAATGGATTCCAAAGTCGTTTATACCTGTTGCGGTTAGTTCCTTTAATAATTTTCAAATACTCGTTTCCGGTAATTACTACATGGGGACATCCGCAAAGAGATGCGAGGTGCATGGGGCCGGAAGAAGTTCCAACACAAACTTTGGCAATAATTAGGGTATTACACAATTCCTGCAATGACCTGTCCCGCAGATCAACAGTTCCTTTAACGTGATATGCCCCACTTTTAGTTCCAATAGAAGCACAATGTTTTGGATCAACACCGAGTAGCTTCATCACTTTTTCGTATCGTGCTGGTGGGAAATTCAATTTTGACTGTCTATACTTTTTCATATGTCGGGCATGAAAAACAACCTTATAGCCATACCTGTTTGTTGGCGAAGGTGCCGTCCCGTACATAACATATTCCCTCGGCCACATCATACAAACGTTACGGCGTGGTTCAATAACTTTGGCGTCCGGATACTTCCGCTTTATTTTGTCGGGCATGTGCGTCACCTTGCCATTCAGCAGCCACCGATCGGAGTCACCTTTTTTATCATAGTGGTGTATTTTGTCAGCAAAGTCTTCGTATAAGTAGTCATTACCTGTTCTACAAACAATAACCGTTTTGCCATAGTTTCTGGAACGCTTACGTATTGCCGGTATCCATGTAGTAAGATTCCAACCAAATTCAAGCGCAGTGTCTGGTCCTGCAAGCAATTTTTTCATTCGTGCCTTCTATTTCCTCACAACGGATTGCTAATCGTCATTAAATCTTCTTTTGTACGATCCTCGCATTTTATACGGAAACATTTGAAATGTTACCGGGTGGTCCACCCAGCAAACACCGACGTATGCTGAGCCTTCCGGAAGGCTGTTCATCCAGTCCCTTTGATGTTTATCTAATCTTGAACATGGCATTGTATTTCCTTTTGCCTCTTTAACTTCACATGCGATAAATTTGCTGTTTCTACTAATATATCCGGTATAATCTGAAATACCATCTGACCGTTCGTAAACTACGGTTAGTTTGTTATTTATTTTTATGACCTTTGACCGTGGTTGATGTCGGAACATTGCTAAGCCGTTAGATTTGAAATACCACTCTGCAGCCTGTTCACCGGTTGTTCCATTGGATTGTTTTTTTATGGTTGTCATATTAACAACATTTCCAATCTACAGAATTTTTATCGTTGTAGGCAATAAAATTTCGCCATTTTACTAAAACAAAAGACTGACAGACATTAAGAACAAAAGGAATTATAGTATGACTGATGAACAATATTATAAAATTAAGTCCTTTGTTCTTTCTCTGTTTGAGAAAGAAGAACAGTTTTGGATTGAATCTCATAATTTTTCTGATTTATTTGACCTTTCTCACGGTTATTATCAAGAATTGATTGAACGTGTGACAAAAGAAGATCACCCCTTTTTGAATGACGCTCGTTGTAAAGACGAATACGGCGACCCATCCGGCCAGATTCAGTTCTACCGGAAATTAGAAGAGGGTGGGAACCCTGTCCATTTACAATAGAATCTAAATCAAATTCAATACCATTTAATTCAACATATACAGGAGCATCATCGTTCATAAATGTATCGAATTTATTTAATATCGATCTCAAAGTTCCATAGTTCATATAACAACTCCTAATGGCGGTACTTTCTATATGCGATCTCTGTTGACAAAAGTATTATGAACCCATTTTATCTAAAATCCAATTACCTATAATAGGTATAGCATATCCAATTGGGATACAAATAATCATAGAAACAATAAATGGAACAAAAAACGCTATTAAATAAAGGATGATAACATTATGAGTAGTAATACCCCAGAATGTGTAAATTTTCTCCCCATCATCAGCACATTTTTTGGTTCTTTCTTTGGTGTTATAATTGGTGCGATTTTGAACAATCGTTTTGTTATCAAGAGTACAGATTTGCATTTTTTTAATATCGCCGCTATTAAGTTTAGAAAAGAAATCCACCCTTTTTATAGTGAAGTTCGAGAAATGCTCTTGAAAGATAACAAAGGAATGATCGGCAACAATGAAACATGGTCTTATAGAAGAATGCAACAAATCCTTCCCGAGCATAGAAAAATTATTGAAGAATTTATTTTCTCTATTCCTATTAACCATAGGCATAGCTTCGACATAATTGCCGACACATACTGTCCCCAAAAAGAAACATATACAGAAGATGATATTAATGCGATGTATTGGTCTGGAGTTGATATGAAAGTTGAAATGTCTATAAGAAATAAAATTAAAGAAAAAATTGAACAGATGATGAATTTTAAAATCACGTGATCTTTTTATTTTGTTAATTCCAATGCTAATAAAGCATGACAAGAAGTAAAATGGCGAAAAATTACAGCCTACAACACGCAAAGGCAGGCTCGAAGACTCGCCCAAACGCTGACGCGCTTCTGCATTTGCGGAACCGTTGTTAAGTAATCTCCACATAGTATAATTCCATCCAATATTAAATTCAAAAACTTGTCGCTAACGCTAACTGTTCGCGGTTATGCGAATGTGACAGCTATATCAAATCCCAAAAATTATCGTTAACCGCTTGCGTAAATTCAGACGGCACATTTTTCTGACTTGCAATAAACTCTGTTAACTTTTCCTTGATATCCGCTAGCATTACGGACGAACCGCTGTCGGTGGATGTAACCTTTGCTGCCACTAGATCGGCGACTTCCGCTGCTGCCACTGATGCCGCTTCGTCCGTAATGCACTTGCCACGTATAGCATAAAATATTTCGTTGAACAGTGTCGCCATATAACTCCCCAAAGCAAAGTTTATTTACACCAACTTATTGTTATCAGAACCATCTTTTTTTATAGTTTTTCTGTATGTGCCTACCAGACAACGGCTTATTTATTTTTACACCTCTTGGGTCTGGCAAAGAATCGTACAAAACTTTTCGCTTTCTCATCACAACAGCATCAACAATTCTGTCAAAAAAATTCAATACTATTCAATCCTGTTATCCTTTTCCACTTCCGGTAAACCGCGTGTTCATTATATGATATTGCAATTGTGGTGCTCATTTGTGTACCAGTTTTTTATAGGGTCCTACTTTTGTATATATTTCGAGAATATGCGATCAATCTTTATCTTCAGTTTATTGTAGTTCTAGTTCATTTTCCCTGAAATTTATTAAGTAATATACAGTTGCCTTATCTGTTATAGTGTGCATAAAAATCATCCCAACTATCGTCTCCGGGTTCTGGAAGCTGCACACCGTTTTCATTCATGAAAAGTTTAATGCTGTCCAGAAACATTGTAAACTGTTTTGAATCCAGTTTGGAGGTGCCGCTTGTTACCGTAACCCTATCACCAAACAAATCTTCTTTAATCTCTGGAAGAAACTTTTGGCAAAAGTATTTGTACAGTGTATCCTTGTCATTCCCTGTTTCATCCTGTATGCATTGTAACCACATCCACATAAGCCTATTTGATGCGATACTACGAACCTTGCGCTTTGCCTTTACCTCACCGATAAACGGACAGTTGAGCTTTATTGCCCTAACCTGTTGTACAAACCTCTCCCGATCGGACTCTGTGATAATGATTGTTCTCATCAGAACGGACAACTATCTTCTGCTTGCGGCTGTTCTCTTTGAAGTGTTTGTGTTGGGGCACCTCCATATTCAGGCGCATCTTCACCGATGTGGCCAGACCACCACTTCTTTCCCTCACCAGTGGTTTTTGTCCAGAGCACCACCGGTATTGATATGCCAAAAATACGAATTTTTCCCTTTAATGAAGGCAACCTCTTTCCCTCCTGTGGTGGCACGCTATTGAGTACAATTTGTCCATTGTTGAGTTTAAAAGCCATAGAACGCTCCTAAATATTTAGATTGTATCGATTAAGAATATTGTTTAACTTTGTCATAAACCCATTAAGTTTTTCTTCAATTTCGTTGAAGTTTATATCTTTTGCAAAAAACCTTTTTTCGTAATATGCAAGATCACCGGAAAGATCGGAACAATAACCGAAATAGTCCCAATATTCGCGACCGGTACAAAACAAATTCCATTTAATTTGCCATGCATATTTTTTATCTATTTTATCTGTTAAGATAACTCGGATATGGTTATCGGGAAGTAAACATTTTATTTCGACCCCCCCGTTCTCTCCGATCAACCCGTCGGGAGAACAGCCACACATACTATATACTGGATGTTCAATGTATGCGATTTCTTTTACTGCTGTATTATGTACAATTTTATAATATTCGAGGGCCTCATTCTCCATTTCAATACCACGTTTCATTGCTTGTGTTAACGGAGTCGCCTTTCTCTGAGCCATAGCAATCTCTGATATTAATAATGCCATAAGGTTTTTTTGCGCCAACTCGGACCCCATTAAATCATCCGCACGGGTTCCGGTTATCTTCCCGAGCTTTTCCGCAAACCATTCTTCTGACCGCTGTTTCATATTATGCCTCTTTCTTCTTGAGCATTCCGATCACAACAGCGGCAGCACGAAAACCAAGGTCTTCAACAGTTTCCCCCCATCCACGATTTTTGATAAAATCGTTAATCTTTTCGGGATCAACTTTTTTTTCTGCTGAAAGGGTGTGTATTTTATTTTTTTGTTCTTCTGTTGCTGGCCTGGTTTCTGTATGCCCGTTCAAGCTACCGTCATCGTCGTAAGTGAGTACGTTGAGTATACAGCATAACGAATACCTTCGTGCATACGTCAGGGCACTTCCAAATCGTATGGCCTCTGGTTTTGGCATTAGTAGGGTTATATTTACAACAGATTCTAATTGGCTTTCGTCATCATACAGTATTGTCTTTAGAAGCTGTTGTCCATCTCCTACCGTAGGAATATAACAAACAGAAAGCCCTAATTCTATTAGAATTGGCATTACCGCATTTGTTACATCTTCGAGGTTCGCATATTTTGATTTTGTAAATTCGTTATTGCGGGTTTTATTTACACCAGAAAAAAGCCTCTGAAATTCAGCTATTTTTGTTAACATTTTTTGATTCATTCTTACCTCCCATTCACTTTGGCATGCTTTGATTACTCTTAATGGAATCATTATTATGTGCTGTTGCCAGCCGACTCCATATTATTACTTTGGCCAGCGGACATGTTCAGGCGCTCATCATCGCGCCGATAATACTTTTCGAAACTATCCCAACTGTGATATGCACCATAAAACTCCATTGATGCATTGTAAACCATAGTGCCGTCGTGAGTATCGAAGTAAATAAACTGGACAGGTACACCAAGTTTGCTATGCAGCTTGTGAGCGCCAATTCGCGTTACACCACTGAGGTTCATTTTGTCTCCTATCCGGCCAACTATAATTATAGACTCGGCTGGCAATTTTGCACTGCTGCTATTGATTACCATATTATTCTTTTGGCGAACGGGTTAATCGCTATAGCCTTGTGCTCAAAAGGATCAATAAAGCGCAACTCACCACGATCTTTAATAAACTCCATAACTGGGTAACGGCACTCTCTACCATTCACCTTTGTAAATCCTACATTCCAACGCAAAAATCGAAATCCATTTTCATGTGCGATACGTTTAGCATCTTTAATCAACGTTTTTACCATTGTATCCCCCAGTGAGCCAACCTATAAAATAAAAATCAATTTAATTGCAATCAACGTTCTCAGGCGCCCGCCCGAAGTTGCTGATATACAAATTTACAAAACTGTGATAATACGCGCATGTCTCGACCATCAGCACACGTTGACTTATCTTCCACATACTTGTGAACCATTTCCTTAACGTCAGGCAATTTTGGACTGCCTGTGTTGTTAGACGTAACTGGACCCACCGCAACACCATGTGAGGCCAAAATGTTATTTAATTCCACCATAAGACCGCCGAAACGATTACGAACAACCTGCGGACGTTCTAATATTTCGAATAATGATTCACCGATGATAGAGTATGTATCAAGTAATACTTTTACTTCTTTTTTCATGGTCGAACCTCCAATATAAAAGGGCCAGTTATGTTTTACAACTACTTGCTATGCGTAATGTACAATAGTAAGTCGTTGTATTTACAAATTTTCCTCTAATCGTGGTATCATCACTTTCCCATTAATCATTACACTGTGTACCATAAAACGAGGTTCTTTCTCAACGTACGATTTTACCACAACAGAAGCCTTGCCGGGATCAATTTCGTACAACTGCTTTTTAATGGCTTTAAGTAGTGATGCCACCGTGAGCTTATTCGTTTCATCCATGGTTACTAATTCACTTCTGTTTAACATGAAATGCATTGAATTGCAATGCATAGCCACAGCATCGACTATTTCGTGCTTATCTACAACAGTTGATGTCATCAGCGATTTAATCATCAGCGTTTTCCTTTTTTCCCAGAATTAGATCACACTGTTCATCTATCCCGTTGCGTATTATTCTCGTTATTGGTATTCCGGATTTTTTTGCAGCCTTAATGAGCCGTATTTTCATAGGTCTGAGAACTTTGAGATTTATTGATTTCCACTTATTTTTCATAGAATATCTTTATGGTTGATTTTATACAACCAGTGATTTTATGTAACGGACAAGAGTTTTTATGTAACACTAATATACTACATGTGTAATATGAATGTTATTCTTTTTTCATATTTCTTAATATTTTTTCACATTTTTTTTCCAGTGCCTTTTTTTTGGCAGACGGGTTGTTATTCCAGTAATAAATTATGTCTTTCACATACCCTACATTTTTAAGTCCGGCTATTTCGATACACGGAAACATCAAGGCCATATCGCTTGCAGCTTCGAGCCATTTGCCCTTGTGCCTAAACCACTCAGGTTTTGCCATTTTTATTATCTTCCACTGAATGGTTTTCAGGTGGGAAAACCTCCATGGCATCTTTCTTATGTTCCCGGACGTGTGATGCATGCGGCTTATTTTTGTTCTGCGCCCCTTTGATCTTTTCTTATAGCTTCCATGGGTAATCTTCCTGCCTTTTTTATAGTGGGGCACCACTTTTTTCAATGCGAGGCTGCTTATCCAGTCATCGGCATCTACTATTACTGCCACGTCCTTATACCTTGGCCTCAATAGTTTTTCGGCCTGTTTAATGATGTTATACATATTGTGGCACAGTCCAAGCCACTTATAATTACATACTACTGTTATCCTATGATCTTTCATTGCAGCCATTTCGGCCACCCATAGTGAGTTATCGGTAGGTTTGTCGAGGCATACAAGTGCCTTCCAGTGCGGGTATGTTTGTCGAGTAATCGATCGCAAACACTTTTCGATTGAATTCGAGCAGTTTCTGCCACGTATCAAGAATATAAACGTTAACAGCTTTTTACGTGTCGTCTCACCCTTCTGAGCATGCTGCGTATTTTCGCGTTTTTCGTAGTCATCAAGGTGGATATCTTCTGCCATACCGGCTCCTGTTCAAGGTGTATGAAATTTCGTACATTTTCATCAGACATTCTTCTTGTCAGTCGGCGAAAACCGTGTTTCTTCTTACCGAAATCACCAAGGTGTATATCACGGTACATTTTTGGAACATGGTATCCGTGATATGTTTTCCCTTTTTTTCTTGGTGTTGGAAGTCCTGATTTTTTTATTATTCGATAGAGCATTACTTCATCGTATTCACGATACGAAGCCGGTTTATTGTTGTCGAATTTATCGACAAGCCCACGTTTTAGATTATGCCGGTATTCGTTCAGGGCTTTTTCTGTTTTTTTATACCATGCTTTAACGTTGAATGAAAAACTTCCTCCGGCAATTCTGGTGAAGTTACCTTTCCATCCGATGCGATTTACAGCATATCGTCTGGGGTGTCTGTAAGGACCTCTCACGCCGAAATACGGCAGGCCCTTCATTTTTTTTATAAAATATTCAGCATGGGTAGGTTTGTGGCTGAATATGAGGAAGTCAATGTCTTTAACAAGAACATAGTCATACCCTTTGTAGCTCTGCTTAGACACAAGGAATCTCAGGCTGTTTGTCATTGATGTTTTATCAGGATAGGCAGAGAAGGTGTTTTCTTTTACCTCCCATCCGTCGTATGGTATGAGCGCGAGAGCGTTTTTCACATCCTGTTTCAGTGTACCGGTAACGAACACTTTTACCCCAACGTCCGGGTATGCCCGTTTAACGGTGTACACGAAAAGTGGTATATAATAGGAATAGCTGTCAGCAGTACAGACTGACGTAAAACATACTTTGTGTTTGTATTTTATCATATCTTTGTACTCAGCTTGTACATTGGCACGGCTGTGACAAGTCGACCATTCTGGTATAGCTCCACTATTTTATTGTATACTCGTCCGGTAGTATACTTATCTCCCTTAAATATTATTTCAACGCCCTGTTCAATATCGTCCTTTGTGTAGTGCTTCTTTTTCGTACATTTCGGCCCGATTCTTCTGATAAGATACAGCCCCGGCACTTTCCCATCATTCTTTTTTCTGATGTTGGCTATTTTTTCTCTTTCCCTGTAATCTGGCTGGCCGATTGATATGAGATATTCGCTGCGTGTCGGGTCATCCATTCTTCTCTTTGTCGTCTTCACCCGCCATGTTCCCCTGTGGTTCAGCAGTACGGATGCTGCGTTTATATCCGGTTCTGACATGCAGAGTTCGATAGCCCGTTTTGTCATGCCAAGGGTTTTATGGTGTGTCTCCCACGGTTTTCCCGTTATCATCGCCATTGCTCCTCCAAACCAAGAATTTTTCTTTTCCGACCGTTTCCTGTTTAAATCCATGCTTCAAACACAGCGACCTGCCTGGCTCTGTTGAGATGCCGGTTACTACCGTATCAAACATGTCACTCGCCGTAATAAATCCCATAAGTTCGTTGCCAACGCCCTTTCCCCTGTCGTTCGGGTCATAAACAATAATATCGGTGAGCACCGTAACTACTTTCAGTTTTGTACTCCCATTATTTCCTAAGTGTTCATACTGGGTGGTAAGTATTGCCCTACCGAGCACCTTTTTATTTTTGTCGATCACAGGAATATTTATCAACTGATCGACAAACACTGTTTCGACTTCAAGAAAATGGTCATTAACCTTGTACACTGATATGTTATTCATCATTCACCTCCTCATCCACGCGGAATAATCCGGGCCTTCGGTAATAACTTTTCTTACGGGTCTGTAATCTCTTGGCCTCTGGATTACCGGTTGTTGTTTTTTTCTTCTCCGTACTTCACTTAATATAAGCAGCAGGGCTTTTCCGAATCCATTTTTATCCGCTTCCGGTTTTCCGGCTTTCACTACCCATAGTGCCACCGCTTTTCGTGCGTCTTCGAGGTTGGTGTGCATGATTATGTGTCCCTCGTTAAACATTTTCACGCCAATGGCGATAGCGCCGTATTCGTCGTATTTTTCGGGCTGTATAAGATACAATCCCTCTCTTGCTATCACATCCGCCAGAGGAGCGCGGTTTTCTTTCGAGGAGAATATTCTTTCGTTACCGTAAAACCGTATGTCTCTATCATCGTCGTACATTCCCTTGCGGGTTTGTGATTTTGCCACGATGGCCATAACATCAGGCTCCGGGTGTTCCCAATGGAATTGAGCATATACCCACAACTTATCCACATAATGTTGATAAACTGCGGCAAGCCCATCCACCGACAGATCGTCGTTCAAAACCAATGCTCCGAGGTGAAGTACGTCTATCATGAATACGCCGTTAAAGGTTGGGTCCATGAGTCTGTCATAGTTCCAATCTATTACGAATCTGGTGTTTATTTCCGTAGTCTGTTCCGACTGATCCAGACTTTCGAATATTTTCTTAGGCCCGGCATAATACAACATGATGCAGCAGTCGGCTTCATCACATCCATTTCCAGTTCGTTCTTTATACTCTTTTTTCGGCTCAACTTTAAGCTTTCTTCCATTTCCAGGCCGCCATTCCCGTGTGGACAGTTGTTCTATGAGTTCTTCGTCATCCGGGAGTTCTATGGTTTCAATAATGTCAGCCATATTAAACCACATTATTGTAGCTGAATCCTGGTATTGTTCATTTCCTGCACCGCCAAACAGACACGGAATAACCTCAATATTATCTTCCTCATTCAGCGCCAGCTCATCTCCAATGGGGCCACCGATTCCGTGATCATCGATCTTTATTTTCACCTTACTTTTTATTCCAGTTTTTCTCCGGTATTCTCTAAGCATTTTTAATGTGTGTCCAATAAGAACCGGTCCTTTTGTTTTCGGGAATTTCCTTATTTCGAGCGTTTTTAGCCCCTGTCTTATTCCAATGGTGGCTAAGTCGGTACCTTCTCGTGCCGGGTCTATTGCCATTTCGAGGTATTCTCCCGTAGGGACGTTTCTATCTTTCGCCGCGTGACAGTCAGCGAGAGTAATTATAGCCTGCGGGTTACCGAGAGGTGGGAGCCCAAGAACATTAACCCGGAATATGTCCGATTCTCTCGGATGTCGGCACATTCTTTCGTACCACACCTTGTTTTTCCGGGCGCTGTCTTCCGTGGAAAGCCTTATACGGTGCCAGTATTTTTTATCCTTATAGTGTGTATCATAAAACGGGCCTGATGCGCGTGTGGGGTTCCCGGTCATTACAATTTTGTTCTCCGGGTCGTTCATTCCACCCAAAATGGCGTCAATAATTTCTTTTTCCATGTTTGAAGCTTCGTCCACAAGCCACAAAACGTGTGTAGCATGCACTCCGCTGATATTTTCTTTGTCTTTCGTTGTCATCATCTGGCCGAAAGCATGCATTTCTTTGTCGGAGTTGTATATTCTTTCCCCGGTGAGGATCACTTTGTCTTTTACGTTGGAAAAATCGAGCCATTTTGCTATTTCGGCCCAGAGTGTCGCCTTCAAATTGTCGTATTTAGGTCCCGTGGCCATTACTCTTGAATCGTTTCTGCTCCAGCACCACCAGATTGCGAGAAATGCGAGTGCCGTGGTCTTTGTTACACCCCTTCCAGAGTGAATGCTGATGTAATCAAATCTGTTTACCGCATCGAGAATCAGCTTTGTCTGAGGCTCAAGTCGTTTATTTACCTTATCGGCCTTGATTTCTTCCGGAGTAAGCTTGAGAATCTGTTCCTGAACAAATTCTATGGGATGAAACATGTAATATGCGTATGCTTCGGGGGGGATTGTATCTGATACTCGTTTTTTAGGCATTCAGTAGTCCTACATCGATGGTATTTATTTCGTCGATATTCCCCCCGTATACTTCAGCAACTTTGTCATTATACGCCTTGGCAGCGCTCATTTCTGCCACAAAATATCCTACAACCATCCCCTTGAACTCTGTTTTCCACAGCCCATAGTACGCATCCCATTTTACGCCATTAAAATCACTTCTACCGTTACACCCATACCATTTAACCTGTTCTCCCCGCCAGTTCATCATTTTCATGTTGGCACGCTGCATATTGAGAGGATTGCCGTCCCTGAATGCCATTTTATAGTCTTCTGATATACCGGCAATCACATTGTGAAGATAGACAAACTCCTGAATCCCGGTTTGTGGACTGGACAGATGACGCCTGGCATACTTTAATCCACTGGTATTTGAAGTCAAAGTCCACTTATATGGTGACAACCATGTATAAGAATCGTCATCCAAGAGAGCAAACACGTTCTGTGATAATAGTAGCGGCTTAATACTCGATTAACTCCTTACGACATTCTTTTGTTCAACGGCTACACCTTATGTGTAATGTACAAAAGGCTGAGCTATCCTTATTTATTTTTCCTTAAATTGTTCCGCCTGCAGTCCAGTGTATCTCCGTTCTTAAAATACACCCGTTCGCCACGCCCGGCTTTCGCTATAATCCTGTGAAGATACAGTTTCCTAACGGTACCACCCTTACGAATACCACACATAACATAATAACCATAATTAAATTTTCCCCTATTAAGACACCACGTATGAGATTCAACAACCCTGCTATCCTCATCATCAATCTTAATCAGCTTCCCGCTTATGGTAAAAACTTTAATAATCACCACCCCCACACACCAATCCTTCTACCAAACAATAACATACTATATGTTTCCATAAATATACAATAAAATGGGGCTGGCGTATTATTTCTACCGGTCATTACCCATTGTAAAGTAATATTCTGTGGAAATTTAGACGCGGAGTTCGGAGAGGGTATATATATAAGTAAAAAGTTCCAGCGGTACACCGGTAACCACCCCCCCCCGTACCCTCTAAGATAGGCAAATATTGCCTAGTAATAAACACCATAATAGTTGTAAGTTGTTGATATAATTGAGCTTTAGCGCTTAAGTTTACATAATGGTTTTTATGTGACATCTACATAAATATGCTGTTTTTGATACCATTTAGGCCACTTTTTAGAAGTTACAGATTATCCACATAGTTATTAACATTAATCTGTGTCTGGGGGGGTACTATTGGTACTAGTGTCAGCAGCGGGGGAAGCTCGATTGAGATTGTTATCTAATATCGTAACATCTGCTTGTACCTGGTTGCTCTGATGATGCTGCCAAGCTTTCGCAAATTCCGCTGCCGGGGATACCGTTATGTTGTTGTCAACTTCTACTTTATCACCATAAGCCTCACGATTAATCTTACTCATTAACCACTCACGATGTCTCCACTTAATGTCAAACGCTCTGATCTTGTTACCTTGTTGTCTTGGATCACTGTCCTCGTCTGCTACCGTGGTCTCTAAGTCCTTGATATCACTGCCCAATTTGTCAGCTATAGCGTGAGCCCGATGTGACATTGCTGCTTGCCACGACGTCAGCAACTCCGGAGACAGCGACCTCCAATATCTCAAAGTTGCTGGTTTTACGCCATTTTTACTAATAATATCATCGACTGGCTCAGATGTAGTTGCTACTTGTAATATTATATTTTGCACTACATTTTGATCGTACGCTACGTGCGAGTTGTAATAATTAGAGACTGCTTGAGGTACGGAGAGATTTTTTATGTGCTGAGGTATATTGTCGTTGGTGTCGTTGGTGTCGTCGTTTTGACTATTGTTAGCGCTGATTTTTTTTTTATTTTTTTTAATTGTCATATAATTAATATACATATTATTACATAGTACGATGTAATTTTTTGCAGTATCCCCCCAAACCCCCACAGTTTAAGCGTTAAAACTATGGTTATTTGGGCGGTATCCCCTGAGATTTTTCGCCACCCGCAGAAAGGCGGGACTGTGCCGTCGTGGCAACTCGACCCATCTGGTCTGTGGCGTGACGATCAACATCCCTGTTTTACGTCACTCAATGCTGCAGCCGTCGTGATTATTGCCTGTTACTCAGCAATCCGGCTCGATGTACTATGATAACACCTGACAGCACCCGGTTATAATGTACTATAATTATCTGTGCTTGTCTATAGTTATTTATAGACCTGTATTCTGACCTAGAATACACATTATCACACCTTGCAACATTTTGTTGTTGACAATGCAAGCGCTTGCGTGTATGTTTAAGGTATAGCAAAATCGGAAAAGCCGATAAATCACAATCACCACTAATCAGGAGGACAGTATGAACAAATCAGCAACAAGGACAGTGACAATCAATGGTACAACTGACGTAACGATATCCATATCCCGCAGTATTACAGATATTAAGGGCGATGGTTGGGAGACAGTTGACGACACTCTGTATATAGAGACGATCGCTGTCGATGCGACAAATCCTCAATCCGGCAAAATAGAGCACGGTACTGGTATAGATATCTTGCGCGAGGATAATAAGTTTGATGCAGAGTGGATAAAAAAAGGCGCATACGGGAGGATAAGCAATACTGGTATATATCTCGGCAAGACCTCTTATGATACAATTGCAGCTGCTTACAACAAGGTAAGCGTCGATGCAATGTATCCCGAGTGGCAAGATCATATTGATAATGTCGCAACAGCGGCGCAAGCGATACAGATCAAACAAGCGGAGAAAGTCGTCAAAGCAGCGGAGAGGGAGATGCAGCATGGATCGCTCATGAGCGATGCCGAGGTCATTTTGTGGCGTCGCAATTACAATAATGTACATAACGAGGGCGGTACGGGATATATACCTCATCACACATCAAGAGAGTCATACGATATCGCTAAATCAGTGCTTGCATCTAGATAGTATGTTGGAGTTACACGGCTAATCACAATCAACAAGGAGGACAGTATGGACAACAACCTTAGATTAAGCACGATTGCTCTAAAAAATATAAATAATTTTATCGTCAAGAAAGTTTGTTCTGACGTAAAAAAAATCGGAGGAACAATATGGATGAAAGGAGGACACAAAAGAGCATACTTTCCAGATCTTTTTCCTACCGATTTAAATGTTGATCATATGCAACAAGCTTATAATCCGTACATTGATTTAATTTCCGGAAACTTTGTCTGTGATGTATCTAAAAGCGGTAATACTATGTCAGCAAGAGATTATTGGATTGCATATCGTGATTACATGACATCAACTCTAAATATTATGAGGCAATAACACACAATTAACAAAGGAGGAGCTAATGACAATCAGGATCAAAACTATAGAATCAGTCGAAAAAATAGGTGGCAGAATTATTGCTGATACAACTGTGTGGGATTATCACAATAGCGGTCTAGGAGGCAAGGGATCAAATCTACGCAAAACAGTTAATGACATTTTTGCAAAAAATCCTGACATTACAACGATTTTGGCTATATGCGGTAAAAAAGGCAGGAGTCAACATAGCGCAACTAATGTACATGTTTTTGACGTTACCGATGTAGATACTGATAAGATATGGTTATACGACAAAAGTGCAAGACTTTTTCAACGGCAATAGTATGTTGGAGTTACACAGCTAATCACAATCACAACAAAATCAGGAGGACAGTATGCGATCAGACAAACTAGGTAGAGCAATTGCACAGTATGATGGATTTAAGGGTCACGATACAGTAAGACACGTCATGAGCACCATCCCCGCTGATCTACAAGGGTCGGTCACAGGTAAGCAGCTCGGTATCATCATGTCGATCAGAAACGCAGCATACCAAGAGGGCAAATCTGCTGCAAATGACAATGACGGATGTGTATGGATTGATGAGGCTAATGACGGGGCTGGTGCATTGATCCCCAAATCGATACTGCCAATGATCAAAACGACGGAAACTGTTAAATATACAACCAAAAAAACTGACACACCCTCAAGCAGTTATAATTTTAACGCACTGTATCGCGACGATGCGTGTACCGATCGAATAGTTGATTGTTTGGATGCACATTATATGCAAGAAAGAGGGGAGTGTGCATATTATCGTAACCAAGAGTCAATAATATCATATACTCTCAGCGCGGAAGAAAAGTTGTAGAACAACAACCGGCTCCAGCCGGTTTGCTCTGCAGTGATCACCTCCACGCGGTGCAGGGCGGGTAACGCTAACGATCACAGGTAACAATCCACAATAATTAATAATCTTACTCAAGGGAGGTGAAGGATGTTTGATTTGATCCGAGACGAAATACAGCAGGAAAATATACTCCTGCGTATCTACAAAACTGATAACGGCACTACTCCGTATCTGTTCCAGGCGCTGGATAACGATTGCGGTGAACGTATCGAGTCATTACGTTGCCGCACTCTAGAACAGGCTGAACACCAGTATAATAAATACACGAGACTGTACAGCAGTCCCAGTCCCGTACTGCAGGGGGTACAACAATGATACGCACGCTCAAAACAATAACACACAATGGTCACCTGGCTGTAGAGTATTGCAGAGACGGGGATCAGGTGGCAATAATCGTGACTAACCGACCGCTGATTACCATGGCTGAATTGATCAAAATACTGGAAAACAATATACAGGATATTACCTGCATCAAAACAGCAATTGTATATAATAACGATAACCCGGTAGAGGTACAAAATGGTAGATAACACCAACCCAAAAGACCCGGCAGCTATATCACTTGGACGGAAAGGCGGCAAAGCGGGCCGTGGGGACGACAAACGACGTTCCCCCGAACATTACCGCATGATGGTGGAGAGACGGGCTTTAAACCGCCTTAAAAAGCGTTTTTTGGATAACCAGTAAATAGTATGTTGGAGTTGCACGGCTAAATAGTATGAAAATGTATTTTTCTACGGGCTGGAACTAAATTGTTCCGGCCCTTTTGTTTTTATTATATATTACTTCGTATGGAATCAAACATCACCGCTGTAATACTCGCCGCTGGAATGGGAAAACGATTCGGGAGCGGGAATGATAAACCAAAAAGTATGTTGAAGGTGCACGGCAAAACGATCTTGGGTAATACTATCAATTTGCTTCACCGCCATTCAATTACAAACATCGTCGTTGTCGTCGGAGATAAACGGGATTACATTATCGACGAGTATGGCGATAATGTGCTGTTCGTTACAAATCCCAAGTACCGGACAACCAATACCGCTAAAAGTCTACTTAAAGCCCTTGAAAAACTTAACCTGAATTCTGATGTCATATGGATTAACGGTGATGTCATGATGGAATCCGCCGTTGTTGATCGTATAGTATCCTGCGGGGAAAATGCCGTCTGCGTGAACACATCCAAGTGCGGGCCTGAAGAAGTTAAGTACACCACCACCATCGATGGCGAGGGCAACTATATAAAACACCTGTCAAAGCATGTGAAAAAACCCGAAGGGGAAGCTGTCGGTGTCAATAGAATAAATGCACGCCACATCAGCAAGCTTATCTCTTTTCTGGAAAAATGTAAAAAACAGGACTATTTCGAAGCTGCTATAGAAAAGATAAGTCTTTCCGCTCTTACGGACTCTCGATTTATTGCTCTGGATGTATCTGATTGTAATATTATCGAGATAGACTTCCACGAGGACCTGGTTGCCGCTGAAAAAATGTTTCGAGATTGCGAAAACTGATTATCATCACCGGTATTTTATCTTGATACAGCAAAAGGAACGGAAGTTTCTCGTCCCTGTGATTAATAAAATCCTGAGGGGTTTGGATTCTATCCGCGCCAGTCGTCCACGACTGTCATTTTTCCGTTTCTCACAGTGTGGCTCCGTGTCGTTTGTTCAACCGCTGGATACGCTTTACAATTGCATCCAATTCAAAACCATATACCTTTATTTCCTGTTTTTTTAAATACTCACGCAGTTTTTTACGGAGTTCTGCAGTGTATGATCCAGGCGGTCCTTTTCTTTTCGGACTAAAATGCGTACAATCTTCTGCCCTAATACCTTTACCGTAACCAGCATAACCCGGACAATTATATTCTCTATAATGTATGCAATCGCGGTGAAGTTTCATTTTTTACACCCCGCAGCTTCCTTGATTTTGCGTTTTACATCCTCAAATTTATTCCCCGAAATAATCAGTGACCCGGAACAATTAATCCAGTCCGGATTTATGCCAAAGCCCTCCAGCATGTAACGATGAGGGGTAGTATATTTAGGCCCCTCTTTTTCCCAGTTGATAATGGTTGCCGGGCACACCCCGAAAGCGGTTGCAGCCTGAGTAATATTTAGATCGAATAGTTGCCGCATTATCCGGAACATCTCGGCTGGCGTTCCTGTTATTTGTTCTGTTGTTTCCATTGCTTTTTTCCTTTCCTACTAAATATATTCATTTTATTTTCATAATTCAAATTTTATTTTATTATTTTTATATGTTGAGTTTTTTGTTCAATTTGCGTATATTTAAGGGTAATGAAAAACGAACATTCCGACATGCTACTCGAAATAATAATCGGTATCATTTACGGCACTGTTATTTGCGGGGTGCTGTGGGTGATTTGTGAAAACAGATAAACAATTCGTGCATTATCCATTATTTTATATTAAATTATTAGTATGCGTGCAACTAAACCTACATTTTTGATTATATAGTAGCCGGAAAAGATGCTCCCTAAAGCATCCCCTCGCGGTCGCCGGAGCACGCCCGGTGACCGGGGCCGGTTTTATTTATTATGCATCGTGGATATATAAAACTTTGGCGACGGTTAATTGACTGGGAATGGTTCACCAGTTCAAACACTGTTCACCTGTTCTTATTTATGCTTTTAAGTGCAAATCATAAAGATGGAACATGGAGGGGGATATCGATAAAACGAGGTCAATTAATAACCGGAAGAAAATCGTTGTCTGAAAAAACCGGCCTTTCTGAGCGCTCAATACGTACATCTTTAAAAAGGCTAAAATCGACCAGCGAAGTGACCATCAGAACGACCAACAAGTTTAGTATCGTAACATTATGTAATTACGATATATACAACCCAGAATCAATAGAAGGTGACCAGCAAAACGCCAGCACAGCGCCAACAAACGACCAGCAAGCGACCACAAACAAGAATGATAAGAATGAAAAGAATATAATACCACCAATTTTTGAGCACGTTTCAAAATACTGTGAACAGAGGAAGAATGATGTTGATGCTCGAAGATGGTATGATTTTTATGAATCTAAAAATTGGATGATTGGAAAAAATAAAATGAAAGATTGGCATGCAGCTGTAAGAACATGGGAAAAGAAAAAAAGGCCAACAAACAAACCCAAAAGAATAATACAATGAATATTTTTGATCAATATCTATCCTATGGGTTATCTGTAATTCCCTGTAATGACAAGAAACCGGCCATAAGCGGATGGAAACAGTTTCAGGCTACTCCACCTACCCCTGAACAAGCAAAAGCCTTTAATGGCCATCAAATCGCGTGTATTTGCGGATATGTATCGGGCGGCTTAATCTGTCTCGATTTCGATATAAAAAATGGGAACAAATATGATGACTGGATTTTGCTGGTAAATAATACGAAACCTGAAATACTCAGTGATATAGTATGTGAGAAGTCTCCGAGCGGTGGGTACCATATAATTTTCAGATCCAATAAAAAAATTCCGAACTTAAAGCTCGCTATAAATAAAACAGGGCAATGCACAATAGAAACCAGGGGAGAGGGTGGATATTTTATTTCATACCCTTCACCAAATTATCATCTGGAATTTGGTGATTTTGGGAAAATAAAAAAACTATCCGACGAAGATACAGAGCTACTCATAAACTGTGCAAAGGCGCAAACGGAAAAAAGTGAAGACGTCATTGTCACTCAAACACAAACGATTTCAACAGGTTTATCACCCTTTGATGATTACGATTCAAGGGAAACACCAACATCGATTCTCGAAAACCACGGGTGGAGTACTGTAGCAAAACGTGGAGAAACCATTTATCTATGTCGGCCAGGAAAAGATAAAAAGAATATTAGTGCATCATGGAATAATGTACCGGGCAGATTTTATTGTTTCTCGACATCAACGATATTCAAAAACAATACATCGTACAAGCCAAGCGCCGTATACTCCATTCTTGAACACAATGGAGATTTTTCTGCAGCTGCAAAAGAACTAATATCCAGGGGATACGGAAGCAAAACAGAAAAAAAGGTAACTGCTAAAATAATAAATCCATCAAATATCAGAAATAAAATATTTGACATAAAACAGTATGGGTATAAAAGAGGTAGAACAACAGGATGGCCAACACTCGACAAACTGTACTCAGTAACAAAAAGGCAGTTTACAGTTATTACCGGCGTTCCGTCTTCCGGTAAAAGTGAGTTCATGGATGCACTTGCAATAAATTTAATGATTAAGGAAGGGTGGAAGTTTGCTGTATTTTCCCCGGAAAACTACCCGGAAGAAATGCATTATCACAAACTAATTGAAAAAATATGCGGGGATGAACTGCGGAATATACCAGATGAAAATATTGAAGTTGCCATAAAAACAATTGGAGAACACTTCTTTTTTATTGACGCACTCGAAAGAGACATTGACTTAGATAGTATTCTGCAGCAAACAGAAGCGTTGATTGAAAAGAAAAAGGTTGACGCCCTTATAATAGACCCATGGAACGAAATAGAATTATCTCGACCAACCAATGTAAATGATTCAGATTTTATCGGAAACTGTCTAAGAACATGCAGAAAGTTTGCCAGAAAATTTAACATTCATTTATTTATCATTGCACATCCGACAAAATTGCAAAAAGGCAAAGACGGCAAATATCCAATACCTGAACTATGGGATATCGCCGGAACTGCTCACTGGAGAAATAAAGCCGATAACGGAATTTGCATTCACCGAGACTTTGAAGAAGATAGAACGTACATCTATGTTCAAAAAATAAAATTTAAATATTGCGGACGGCAAGGGGAAACATGGTTTACATATGAAGAAAAAAGTGGTAGGTATATTGATGGTGGCGGAACTGTTTCTGATCACTGGTCTGGTTGATAAAATTATTATAATTCTGAAGGTAATAACAAGAATGGTAACCAAAAAAGAAGCACAATGGTAGAGTTAGCTGATATTTTAAGCAAGGCTGAACACCTTAAAAAGAGAGATTACTCTGTGTATAATTCGTTAAAGCAGGAAATAAGCAAAATGAATTTACCGGCAGATAGTTACGAATATGCAATAATGAAACTTTCTGAAATATTGGAGGTGTGATGAATAAAACAAACATCTTAGATTTCCCGGAAAAAACCGACTGGCTTCCGATTGTATCCGATTACGTCGTTACCTACAGGGATGGCGACAATTTCAAGGCTGTCAAACTCACCGCAGAGTCAATTGCGGAAATACCGGAAATGTTTTATTCGTTAGAAAAGACCTGTAAAAATATTATTTCGATTGTTTTGGTGAAATAGGCTGCATTGTCGGGAATTATGTGTTATATTACTTATCATGATAGGGATAATTGAAATTTATAAATGTGAATGCGATAAATGCGGTCACGAGTGGACATCCAGATCGGGAAAAATCCCGGTCGCGTGTCCGGTGTGTAAATCGAGAAAATGGAACGAATTATCAAAAGGTTCTACTCGCAAGAAACAGAATAAAGTTGCAGCATAAAACGTATCTGTATGAAGGTATGAAAAATATTATTCTAGCAAATGATTTTACCGTATCGCAATTCATGTTCGGGTGCACTGCGATGGCAATTGAAGCAATGAATAAATGACATCTCGAATACATTACCAACAAGGACAGGTTGATTTTATTTAACTTACGCAGGGCCATTGCGCATAGCAAGTAGTTGGCCAAAATAAACCGCGCTGAGATTGTAGTTCGGCGCATACAGAACGGAGCGTTTATGTCTGAATTACAGTTTCACAAGTGCGGCGAAGATATGGTACGTATCGGAAATTATACATATTTCAACAAGCATCTCGAAAGTAAGCAGCCATCAAACGTTGTAGGGTTACAGCGGTACAATCGTCGAACAGAACAGTACGAAACATACAACCCACATACGGAAGGGCCGTGCGCCGAAAGATAATTATGATGCGCGGTTTACATCGGCTAACAGGCCAAGGCGTACATGCCCAAAGCTGCACGCCCGCCGTTGGCCAACCCGTTGTACGCAATTAAGCCGGAGAGCAATATTATATGTGCGCCCGTAAATACAACATCATCTATGCAGACCCGCCGTGGAACGGATTGGGTTGGAATAATGGTTCAGGCAAAAAGTGTCCAGCTAACCATTACGCAGTGCAAGATATCGCGTGGATAAAATCTCTGCCGGTTTCAGAATTGGCCCAAGACACCAGCGCACTTTTCTTGTGGGTAACTTTTCCGAATCTAACAGGCGGGCTTGCTGTTATGGAGTCTTGGGGTTTTAAGTACGCAACGTGCGCTTTTACGTGGGTCAAGCGTAATCGATGTTCAGATGGTCGGTTTATGGGTTGTGGTAACTATACAAGGGCCAATTCTGAACTGTGCTTGCTTGGCACTCGTGGGAGTTGTCAGTCTTTGCGGAAGTCTCGTTCGGTTCGTCAGATTTGTGATGCTCCGGTTGGTAAACACAGCGAAAAACCGGCAGAGATACGCGACCGCATTGTGCAGCTTTTTGGCGATTTGCCGAGGGTAGAACTTTTTGCCAGAACAATCACGGCGGGTTGGGATGTGTGGGGTAACGAAGTTTCATCATCAATAGAGCTGGGCGCACAGAACACTATGGAATCCGGCTCAACAGCGTATAACACAGGTTGGGTGCAATGCCGCCCTTTTTGAGATTATAGGAGCGCCGAATGAAAGTAACTCTTGAGTATTTACGTAAGGTCTGTAATCAAATGGCAGAAGCGAAGGTGGCACCTTTGCCGGTGTACATTGCCATTATTGGTGACAAAAAGTACATGTGTCCAGTGTCGTCGTTGCCGGAAGGTCTTGCCCCGTTACCGTGCGAGATCGTCGGCGCTCAGTTTTCTGAGGAAGCGGGCGGCACAGACACACAACACTGCCATGTTGCAAGCTCCGAGGGAGACATTTGCCCTAATTGCGGTGCCGGAAATACATGGAACAAACGTTACGGCAGACACTTGTGTGGTACGTGTGAATACGAATGGTGATCGGGCAAACGTCAACATGCCTGAGAGTGTTGGTAAAATATAATTTTCTATTGGAGATTATATGAGCAACAAATGTAATATATATCTTGCTAAAAGTGTTTCTATAACTCAAATAGACTCTCCTTCGTGTAAAGAGTTTTTACTGGTGGTAGAAAAATTACAGCCTGTAACACAGGTTAAATGCTCCACTGGCGCTACGGTGGTACAAATTTGCCCTTCATGTGAAGGTACTGGTAATCTATATCCGATAAAGTTAGAAAAACCAATCGTTTGTTCACGCTGTAAGGGTACGGGCAAACTTCTTTTAACCTAAACCGTTATAGACAATAGTCTTCTTAAATTTATTATAGGCAGTGCTATGAAACAAGCTTTTGAAAAGTACCAAAATGAATGCATGTTTTACAAATTGGTTGCAAATATGTTTCAAATAGTTGCAAATAACCGTCTTTCATGTCAAGATATTTTGAGTGCTGCAATGCTGGCTGTGCTATTTTACGAACGTGATGTTCGCACCGCGGAATTTGTAGGGACTCAGCCTGCCGCCAATAACGGAGGTTATGTGCGCGGCTATAAAGCGATTAGTTTTGATGATTTTGTGAAGATTCGTGATTGTCAAGGTACGAAAATGTATGATGGTTCTAATGCGATTATTTGCAAGCCACGCCTTGGCGGTAGGTGGTTTTGTGATTTTACAAGCTGTTCTATTTGGCGAAAGTTGGGGCGGCGCGCTGATATTAAGGTGGTAAAAATTTCATCGCACAACAAGTGCTAAAAGTAAGGGCTAAAGCCACATTGCGGAGCAACGTCTTTTAGCACTGCTCCGTTGGTGTAAATAGCGTTTGCCTTTATATTATAGGCGGCGCACAAAGAAAGGATTTATCATGATAGAGAAAATTGGCAATGTCAAATGTTCGCGTTGTGGTCGGGAGTGGACTGCTGCGTGCGAGTCTATTGAAACCAAGTCTGTTGAATGTCCTGACTGTGGGTTTATGCAGCCAATATCCTCAAATGACATAACTGGCCGGGACGTTGTGTGAAATATCATTGACTCTTTATGATCCCGATGAGAGAAAACCCCGACCCTTGTGGTCGGGGTAGTTGACAGACGTTTCTAGTAGTATGAGTTGGGACAAGGAACGCTAAGGTGATTTCCAGAGTTGTAATTCGAACGGCTGATAAAAATGGTAACATTCGTACGTGATAATCTGATTAATATGAACGTTGATGCCGTAGCAATAATGGGAACCTGCTGCGGACAGGCCGAAAAAGGCATGCAGCAGCGGTTCTATGAGATGTATCCGTACTACAAAGATTATTACCAGATGACTTGTAACCAGAAACTCGTTCAGCACAAAAAATGCTTGGCGTTTTGGGCCAAGGACATTTACGGCATAGATATTATCACAATGCCGATAAAGCGGAAGCGGTGTACAATGTTTTACTGGAAGAACGTGGTGAAAACATTGGAAAATCTACGAGAAACCATGGTGTTTAACAGATATCAAAGCATATCTGTCCAAGCCGTAGCCTACAACACCACTCATTGGAATAAAATCAGAAAAACTTATCTTGATCTGGATATCGATAGAATGAATATTAAAGTAGTTTTTCCAAAATCGGCGAACAAGAAATTTCTAAGGTAGTGCTTTTCTCTGCTTCATCTCTTTTACATACCGTTCCCGTCCGGTTTTCGGAACTTGTTTCATGTACTGAGCCTGCGTTCCGGACAATAACTCTTTCTTCCTGGTTCTAAGTTCTCTTCTTTTGGCCTGATCTGTTGTCTTCCTCAGTTCGGCGTCTATAATTTTCCTCTGTGCTGTCAGGTTGGATATCCAGCTACCATAAGCAAGCCCGGTAAACCCGTTGTCTTTAGCACTCTGCGTCAGGCTCTCAATCTTTGCGACAGCTTTCTGCTGGTTGTCGGTTAAAGCAGTACCAGATTGTGTTGCCTTCAAACCATTCAGTATGTCATCACCATACTCATCGAGTATGTCGTAAAATTTTACCCTGTAATAATCGGATGCAGCATCTATCGGCCCGGCAACTTTAAAGTGTTCAGACAAGTCCTGTGTAATAGGGTCAATATCATAAAAGCCAAAAGCCTTTGGCACATTTACAGGCCCGTTTTTCAAATAATCAAGTATCGGGTGTTCCAGCGGTTCGTCTCCTCGCTTTGTTCTCGTATACTGAGCAACGGGTGTAATAATCTTCTCCATCATATACTCGAGAGCATACTTTTTGCCGTATTTACTAAAAACTCCCTGCTTGTGTATAGACTTTGGCATTATTTGGCGGTGTGTAAATGGATCCTCATTTGTTGATAATCCCTGCCACATCTGAATAAACGGGTTCATAAGCGTCTGTATATTCTCTACCGCACCAGTACCAGCCGCCCCTACAAATTCTTCCGCAGCCTGCTTTGGGGTAATTCTCTTGTCTTTTAAATCAGAAGAAATGCGGTTAAGCTTATCAAGGCCAAGCCATGACATGGCCATATCCACTGGCTGCTGCGGTGCCCATATTTTAATGTTTCCATCTGAAGTTTTACCGAGATTTATGTGAAATCGCTCCCTCATGTAGTCCGGAAGCTGCATTTCCATTTCTTTCCGATCCTCATCAAGGTTGTTATACGCCCACTGTGCAGCATAAGCTGACACAATCGGGGTCAACGTATTTAAAGCCCTGTGTGTTCCCTTGTTTTTGCTTACAGCACGCCCATAGTTTCTAAAGTTGCCCTCATGAAACCGCACAAACGGCATTAGCCCACGGCTTAAAAACAACTGATACGAACGAGGAATTGCCAAATAGTCTATCAAAACCTCTCTTGAAACCTTACCGGCAGCCGATTCCGGGTCCAACCCGTTCAGGTCAATTGCAGCAAGATTCTGCACATCTTTTCCCTGGGAAATCCTGTCAAGTTGATGGGCGAGAACAGACAGCCGCATCAGCGATTCCCTGTATTCAGACGCTGTATTATACTTTTCAAGTATCCCTTTTACCGGCCCCATTCTCAATTCAGCCGTCATTCCACTGCTGGCAACGTCTTTTTCCGTTGCTACGTCATACAACTTCTGCTCTGTCTCAGATAAATTAACCTTTTTGCCAATACTGTTCGGGTAAAACATTTTTGCCGCTACCCGTGTCGCTTTAGGCAGATACGTCATGGCAAACGGATCAAATATAGCAACATTTATTGCGTCACCTATCGCATTTCCCACCTGATATGGAAGAAACGCCGTACCAAGAGTGAACCCTTTCCATTTTTGAGTAATATGCCCGGCCCTGTATATCAAATCAAACACAGCCGGACTTTTCTCAATCATATTATCAAGGTCCTGTGCAATTTCTTTCGGAAGCAGGTACATTTGAGGTTTTCCGGTAGCAATCGCTTCTCTTACCGGCTCTCCTCCTTTTGGTCCTTTAGTATCAAGCCAGTCCTTTACCAGCATATCCTTTGCCAAAGCTTTTTCAAGCATATTTTCATTCAAAGCCTTTACCCTGTAACGCACTTTCTTCCACTCAAGAGCCTTATATTTTTTGCCGTCAATATCTACTTCTGCGCCTTTATACAGTTTCTTTCTCTGTTCCGGGGTTATTTTATTCGTTGCATCGTATTTAATTGCCTGCCTGGTAAACCAGTCTTCCTGTGCGTTATCCGCAAGCACCTTGGCAATGTGTGTCCATATCACACTGTCGTCAGAAGCTATAATACGCTTCGATCCAAGCGCCTTTTTTGTGTACGGTCTGTATGGTTCACCAAACTTCCGGTTCATCGGAGTAGCCATCTTCTGCATGAAATCCGGTAAATACTCAAGTACTTTATGCGGAAAATAGTCTTCTTCAAGAGATTCTGCGGTAAGTTTTCCCCGCGCAACCAATTCTTCTCCGATCCCACGCATTATTGTTCGCATGTCGTTTGCCGCTTCAATAACCTCCGAAGAAGCAGTTTTTTCAAGCCAGTCAAGGTGCTTTGTCACTTCATCAACAGTCAGATTGTTCTCAAGTGTCTGCCCTTTCTGTCCGCGCAGCTTCAAATTTCTCAACAAAAGAATATCAGTCGCAGCTCGAATGCCTTTTTTCCCATCTTTGGCAACAACCTTGCCGAGAGAACCTTTGCGATATTTGGCAACGGCATTGAACAAAGCCCTTCTCATAGGAACAAATTGAGTTCGCTTGTTATCTTTATACTGAGGAAATTCATCTAATTTACTTTCATATCTGGTGAAATTGTCTTTAATGGACTGTACTGTTCCTCCTATATACTGAGCTATTTTAGCAGGAGCACTCAGCGGGGCAAACCGCCCAGCCTCAAGCGTTTCACCTACTTTTTTGACCCCGCCCTCAGGGGCCACTTCTTCACCCGGAAGTTTTAGAAATCCAGCCTCTCCAGCTTTTTTCTGTTCCATCTGCGCTTCCGGCACCTTGGCAGATATCTGTTCATCGGCATCTTTCATGCCCTCTGACTTGAAGGTAAGGATATTCTCATTAGCAGGAGCCGGTTGCGAAACAACCGGCTCTTTTACTGTTTGTTCACCTGGAACATCAGCTACTTGTTTTTTCGCTTGAAATACTCCACCTGCCGGAGCCTCTTCTTCGCCTGTGATTTCGACAGGTTTGGTTTCGACAGGTTCTTTCCCGACTCGCTCTTCACCCGGTAACCTCTGGATGTTTTCCGTATCACCTTTTGTTCCTTCTATTGCGGCTTTGGCACGGCTTTCAACCTGCTCGATCTGTTCTTTTGATACAGCCACTCCAAGTGGCCTTACACTCTCCGGTTCCGGATCAGCAGTTTTTACCGCTTTCTGCATGGTATTTATAACATTTTTGCTCTTTACATCAACACCTTTTATGTCAGCAAGCCCGAACGTCGCCCCCATTATTGTAGATGCGATTGTGTTTACCAGATTTTCCCTGCTGAATGCATTGTCTCCGGCAAAAGCTTGCCCTACCGTCTCGACAAGCAAATCCGTTGCCCCCTGAGCAACCGGCTGAATCAATCCTCTTGGCAGAAACTGCTCCGGTGCCGGGGATGCACCGGCAGCAGCCATGTTTATCACCATGTTTTTTATGGCTTCGCCCCTTACCTCATTATCTTCTGAAAATAACTGGTCGTTGTTTCTGGCAAGATAGTCCATGGTTGCTGTGGTCATTCTTGCTATTCCATCAAATGCAGCCTTCCCCGCTTTTCCTGCTTTGGCCAATTGAGCAAACTTTGGAACTGCTGACATAGTTTTTATTATACCGGTTCCTCCGGCAATCATCGGAGCCAGAGTTCCTGCAATCTGCCCGGTAATCGCCGCTGCAGGGTGCTCAGTTTTTCTGTAAGGAGAAACAGGGCTTTTGCTATAGGTGAGTGCAAGTCCAGCCTCTTTCAAACCAGCTTCGAGTGGTGTTTCCGACTCCGCAACAGCCATAAGCTTCTTTTCAGTAACCTCTTCAGGCTCTGTTGGAATAGCAGTGGTACTGGGTACGGCAAAATCCTCTTCCTTTTTTTGCTCAACCTTACCAATCGCTGGCCCTATGGTAGCTTCAGGCAGTTTTTCTTCAGGAACAGACAATCGTGTACGTGTGTCAATAGCAGTTGTGCTCGCAGGCGCTGGTTGTGCTTTTAGGGTGCCTTCAATCGATTCTACGCTCCTGTCCTGTTCTGGCACGTCTGGCACGTCTTGGGGTGGGTTAAAGGATTTTACAAGCCCCTGGGCCGCTCCTACGCTTTTTTTTGCTATGTTGCCGATTGCAGAAGCCGCTCCGCCAACCAATTCTTTACCTTTTTCAAGGAGAGATGGTCCCTTCCACTGATCTTTCAGCTCCGGTCGCAGCTTAATCGCATTATCTACCAGAGTTTCGTCATCCATGTCCTCATACTCAGGGTACTGCGCTTTTATCTCGGCAGCCAATTCGGAAGTGGAGTACTTTTCAACTTCAGGGGCTTCCATACTTACAGATGCACGAAGCTCTGGCCGGAGTTTGATTGCGTTGTTCACGAGGGTCTGGTTATCCATGTCCCCGTATTCCGGGTATTGAGATTTTAACTCTGCTGCAAGCTCGTCAACAGTATACATTACCTTAGCGCTCCCCCGCCGAGTCCGGAGAAATCAAGGGACTCTTGCTGTGCTTTGCCACCAATTTTTGCTCCGGGCTGATTAATAATTCCGTACATTCGGTCCTGAAGGGCTTTTAATTCCTGTTGCACCGCGTCAATTTCCTGTTGCGAAGGACGTGGAATTCCAGCCAACTGTGCGGTATTACCTAAGTTATATGCATACGCAAGGGCAGCCCTCTTGTTGGGATTCTCTGCAATCTGTCTTCCTGCCTCAACAATCCCATTTACCTTTTTCATTGTCTGAACGTTGTATTCTCCTGGAATAACATTATACAAATCCGGAAAACTCTGCTTCAGCTTCTGGTCAACGGCATCCTGCAGCTTGATTTCAGCATTGCTTATAGCCGCAGATGTAGGTGGTTTTGGAGCAGTTTTCCTTCGGGATTCTTCTTTTAATCTTTCCTGTGTTAATTTATAACTTTCATCCAGATTCTTTTGGTATTCTTTCTCTCCCTGAACAAGTGTGTTAATTTTGTCACTCATTCTACCAAGAAAGTCAGTATTTGTTGCCAGGTTAGAAGGTATGCCAAGTTCTTGTGATAGAGCCTCAACCTCAATCCCAAGCTTTGATTCCGTTCCATCAACTATTTGCCGTGGTGATGCTTCAGGATTTTCGGCGGCCATTTTGGCAACGGTATCAATTAGCTTATTTAATGTTTTTTGCTTCGCTTGTAGCGTTTTTTCGATTATCTTACTGTCACCAATACCAGCCTGAATTGCAGCCCCCTTGTCAGCAGATGCCAATGTCTTTATTCTGGATTGTTGCTCTTTTCTCTTTTTATCTATCTGTTCCTCATATATTTTCATCGGATTCTGGAATATCTCTTCAGTCTGCTTCACTTGGGAACCAAGACCTTCCGGAACCATTTCTCTGGCCTCCGGCGTGAGTCCCGCCATACCCTCTTCATACTCAGACGCTCTCGGTGGCCTGCTGAATCTTTGCTCCTCCATCGGAACCTCACCGGTTCTGGCACCAGCCTGCATCGGAACTTCCCCAAACCTTTCTCCGGTTTGAATCGGCGGTCCCTCTGCTCGTTCTCCCTGAATCGGCGGTCCCTCTGCCTGTATCTGCCTCGTACCGGTAATCGGCTGCCGCATTTCTGATGTGAACTGTGATGCTGAGGATTCGGCTTTGAGGTTATCAACATATTTCTGTGCTATGGGCGCACTGTTCAGAAGATTTTTTAGATTTGCTTCAGGACCAAGCTCTTCCATCGGTTGTGGAATATACTTTCGTTTCAGTATTTCCATTTTTACCTTATCAATAGATGGGTCGGCGGCTTTTACCTCTGTCTCAAAATCAGAAAGTATTTGCTTATAAGTAGTGTCGATTTTATCATTGATATTTTTTTGCCTTATAAATTCAGGTATCCTGGAAGCCACATCGGTAAGCGCTTTGCTTATATCGGCTGTCATCCCACCAATTACATTGGCTCTCGCCATAGCATACTGTCTCGGATAATCATTCATACTCTACCCCGCAATCCATTTACCCTACCCACATACAGATTTTTCAGGTTTTCGTTTTTATTGAGTATCTGCGTTAGCCTGCTTACCTGATTGTGAAATGCATCAGACGCCATTCCCTGCAACTCCAGTCCTAACGCTTGTTTCTGTATTCCTGCTGAAACATTAAATTGCCGCTTCTGCTCAGCAAGCTGTGCCCGTGACAGTTTTTCACTAGAAATTCGTTCTGCCCTCGATTCGGCAAGCTCAGTCTGGTAAATCTGCCTTGACGCTTTTTCGCCCCTGTCGAGGGCTTTTTTTTGAGCAAATCCGGTAGCTATTGATCCGCCGATTGCTCCGATTGCAGATATAATCGCCGCCGCTAATAATTGCATGTTTTACCTACCTCTTTTTAATGTTTTCAGTGCTCAGGCCCTTCTTAATAATATCGTCAACACTTATTTGTTTATAGTCCTTGTTTGTAACATCGTATAGCTGAACAGAGTTCCCGTCGTAGCCCTGTATTACATACGGTAACTCGCTGATGGAAATGAGTTTACCAACACTATCATTGAAGGCATCGTCAACATTGTCATATTGATTTGCATACGCGATATTTTTTTGCTTTTGTTCAACCTTGGGTCTATCGATTGCCGACTCATAATTTTTATTCGCGCTACTAATGTTATTTGTGTCAGTATCTGTTACAAAGTAATTTGTTGCTCTTGCATCACCACCAGATTTGGCCTCAACAAGGCTGTTTACGTCGGCTAACGATATATTTGGTTTTTCCCCACCAATTGTTATATATCCTTCTGGATAGTTGGTATCCATCCTGTCCCAAAACGATATATCGTGCCGCCCCTCATCCCACTTATCCATATCTTCTATCGTGGTTGGCAGCTTGCCTTTTTCATCTTGATACGCCTGTACATCATCAACAGTTCCCTCGTATCCCTTACTTTGTAACAACCCAAATGTGGTTTCTACCGTTTCTTTTCCGTCTCCAGTTCCAGGGTTTATCACATCTCCGGCATTATTCACCGTTACACTATTTCCGGTAAGAACGTTTTTATAAACGTAGTTCTCATCAGCCTCAATATTGAATCCTGCTTCTTTCCCCCCCATCTCTGAATACTTTTTACCAGCATCAACCATATTATCAAAAGAGGCGATAAAATTACCATACTGGTCAACAACGTTATAAACAGGTGTTATATCAAACTCAAGCTCTCCGGTGAGCCCTGCTGTTAAGGTATCTTTAATAAGTTGTGCAGAGTCCGGGTCAGTTTCAAGCAGTCCCTTATAAAAGTCAGACTCACTAATTGCATTCCATTCTTCGTCGAGGGCGTTAACCTGCAGCCCTTCAAACATGCTCTTGGCATTGCCAATGGATGTCTTAAGATCAAGATATTCTTGTTTAGTCAAGTCTATTCCAAGTGTCTTATTCAGCTCGTCCACATTGGTTATGTCTTCCCTGGCTATATTCTTCATTATCCGCGCAAGAGTATTGTCTCCATAGCGATCAAGCAGCTCCTGGTTTTTCAACATGCCAAGATCGGTTATCATGTTAAGTCCAGCCACAGACCTTGCCGCCTCTTCCCACGAAGAGTATGTCTGTGCCAGCGTATTAATATCTGCCATGCTTGCAGCGAATCTATCGGCACCTATATCTGTTATCATCTGGCCAAAATCAAAGGATACACTCGGAAAAAGGTCATTGAGAACACCCTGCGCCTGTGTAATATTGTTTGCATCGCCGGTTTCAATCAGCATGCTTGCAGCAGACATTTGCTTATCAAATTCATACTTTCCGGTTTCAGTTGTAGCCTTCATGGCAACAAACTCATCTGGTGTTAACGTGCCTGCCATCTCCGGATACCGTTCAAGTAACTGGTCCAGAGACGCACCTGAATTTATCATATCCATAGTGGAATTAAATTTTTCATCACCAAAGGTATTCCTTGCAGACTCCAGAACCACTTTGTCGTATGCCGTCTTGGTCAGATATGATTCTGCCATCTTTGCAAACTCAATTCCACTTATGTCTGTTCCCAAAACATCCTTGATCGTGGTATATGTTGCACCGCTGTTAATAGCATTGATTGTGTCAAACAGCTGGTCGGCATTAACATTGTTCTGTGCAGCAAGATTAGAAATCTCCCCTGCTGTTACCTGCTGCGTTTCTATTGTCCTGCTGTATTCAAGGTCTTTTTCATACTGTTCAGGAGTTATATCAAGGCCCGCTGCATTCTTCATATAATTAGCATATCCATTATAATCCTTTGCAGCGAGAAATTGGTTGCCGATATTGATTATATTTTGATCGGTAATACCCTGAAGCGTGGCTTCCCCTATTTCCCGTTCAACATCCATTCCCTGCATCTGTCGAACTTTGTATTCTCTGGCTATTGACCAGTCCGATCTTGTTGCATCTGGATACTTTTGCTGCCATGTATCAAAAGAGGTTGTCTGAGCATCATCTGCCATTCTGGCAAATTTCTGGTCTCCGTATTTCTGTTTCGCGAAGTCCATATTTTCACGGAATTTTTCTTCTTCAAAATCCAGGGACTGCTCAAACTGTCGCCCGATCCTCTCTTCAGAAGCAGCTGCGGTAGCCGCACTCGGTAGCTGTATCGCTGCACCATACGCCTGTTCACTCTCCTGTTTCCTCAGATTGCTCATAAGCTGGCTTTCCTGTGCGCCTATCTGTCTGCCAAGCCTAGTCTGTTCCGTAGCGGCCTCTCTGCCGGTAATGTCAGCCTGCGCAAGCTCCTGAGACAACGCACCCTTTGCACTCGCAGCCTCACCAGCAAACCTTTCACGTTCTCCCTCACGTATGGCCTGGTTCATTGGGCTGTCATAATCGGCATACCTCTCAAGTCTCTGCAGTCCGCGTGTCTGGTATGGCTTGAATGTATTTTCCGGCATCGTTGTATCGGGAATAGTATCGTCCTGCTTGTCTGGCGTACCAATCTCGTATCCCTCAATACCATACATTTTTTCCATGGACGCAAGGTTCTCTTGTCCGCCCATCTGGGACGCGGGGGTAACGGAAAAGTTACCTCCGGACTGAATGTCAACCCTTTCGCCCTCATGTACAGTTTTCGGGCCTTTGTTGGTGTTCAGGATGCCGGTTGGCCTCTCTTCCTGCAGTTTGTTGTCATTACCATATCCTGTAAAAAACGACCTTCCCTGCCCTACACCAATAGCTCCAAGCTGGCTCCATAGAGAATCAATATTTTCCCGCTGACGATCTTCCTCTGTTTTCTGGTTTCGCTCCAGAAACGGATAATTACTTGCAGACATTTGTGTATCCTTTTTAATATCCCATAAACCAGAATTTTTCCACTTCTGTACCATCCCTGTATATCCTGCGGTATATTTCTTCGTGAATACGACCACCAAGATATTCTCCTACGGTAATTACCGTAGCGTCTTTTAAAACGCCCTCAATATTATTTCCATTATCAGTATCACCAACGCGAATGCATCTGTCATTAAATCGTGCGGCAATAACATGGTCCATTCGCGTTGGAGTGCTTCCATCCAGCCTGGTAAATACATCCGGATCATTTGCAAGAACCCATGTAAGGTATGCGCTCTGCGGATATTTCGTTGGCTGATTAAGAAACCCATCAGGTTGCAGCTGGTTCCCGGTAGGCTCGTTTCGTATTTCTTCTATGTCACAGTATTCCGGTGCAGATGCATCTTGTGTCTTGAGCCATTTATCACTTATCGGATAACACTTATACATAATTCCTCCTTTTTTTCAAATATAACATTGGCTATATTTTGGCATTATATCTATTTTGTATATAACTTACCTCATTCCACTTTCCGCGATTAACATAATACATCATTAACGCCTCGTATACCGATGAGTACGCATGGCCGCCTGCAAACCATCCTATTATCGGTATAGTGTTAAGCCATGTTCTGGCAAAAGGCAGGTTCCTTTTTTGGCCTACATGGACAAGCAAGAAAAAGCCAAGATTATCAACGATATCCCTTTTATTAAATATATTCAAATTATAGAGACCCTTTTCTTTCCATCTCTTCTTTCCTCTGCGTGTATATGCGGGCGGACCATTAAACGAATAGCATGGTATTCTCACCCCTGTTTTATCATAGAACTTTTCAGCCGCTATTATTCCTCTCGCACATCCCCTTGAATGCGAAACAAACTCAACCGGTTTTTTGTTATTAAACAAATACTCCATAAGCGAAAAACATAACTCGTGTCCTGCATCATTAAACCCATCGTGCCGTCCGTCATTAAATAATGGCCAAAATCGTATGTTTTCACCCCATGCTTTTAGTCTTCCGCTGGTTCCCAGATTAACAATAATTATGCGACTCGGCAAATCAAGAAGATAAGTGAAATCGCATGATGTATAAATACGTTTTACTCGTACCATATCGGGATGCCATATACGCAGTGTGTCCTCGATCTTATCACATAATTCAACATCGCCGTCTCCGGAATCTTCTCGGTGAAACGCTGCAAGAGAAACGTAAGGAAATAATCGGGCTGGCGGGTCAAGCAAATCATATCGAATCATTTAATATCTCCAACGTTTATTTTTTGTAGTACCCATATTGCCGTTATCATCCAGATGTAAAATGTTTTTGTAGTCAAACACAGGACATTCCTTGTCAGGGCCAACTTCACAGTGACCTCGAAATCTGATGCTGCAATTATACTGTGAATTAATTTCATGACATAAATTATAGAGACTTCTCATCTGTATAACAGGAAACATTTTCAACCCGCCACAGCAAATTGCAATTGTTCCAGAATTATGTCCATACTGTGCTGCTGGCTTTAGTTCGATATCCCTGCCTGTTTCAATTAGTCCGGACTTCCTGATATAATAATGATATCCGATACAGTTATACCCGCGATCTCTGTGCCATTCATCAACAACACGCCTTTTGTCATGTGACTTATAATCAGATGCGCTGCAATGGATAAAAACAGTATGTACCCTGCGATTTGGCTTTAAAAAAATAATCATGTTACTATTTCATCAGTTGCTTTATTATTTCAATGGTTATTTTCCCATAAAACACAATTAGGGCGCTTCCATAACAGCAATAAACCACCATGCGCCAGCTAAACCTATCGATGTATTTAATTAACATACACTTATCCTTTTAATAACATATAAAGAAGGTTCATTGCAAGCCCAGCCAGAGTTATTATAAGTAAACTCATGCTTGCCCGCTGGTTTTTCTTTATTTCATCAATACCTTTTCCCCAAACCTCTTTCACCGCATCCCTTCTATCTGCCTCCTCTTTGTCAACTTTTTTTTCAATCCGATTGAATTCTTCCTTTATCCCTTCACGGTATTCTCTGCATCTGCTTTCATATTCAATCATTTTTGATCTCTATTCCTTGCCAGGGAACTATCCCGATCTGATTATCTGGGATATACCCAGGCGTTCAATTTATCTATTTGGCGTTGCAGCTCTTTCTGTCTGGCTGAAGTCTGTTTCGCCCATTCAATAAGCTGTATCCATGACTTCGGATCATCCGGACTAAGTATATCAAGCTGTATGTCCTGTATCTGCAGCTCACCCTTCTGGTTCATTCTGCTTTTTCTCCCCGCTATTCGTGGAAGATGCTTTCATCTGAAGTTTCGCCAGTTCATTTTCAATGCTTCGTATCATGGCTTGCAATTTACTCAATTGGAAAACCGCTTTTCCATATTGCGCATATAACTGTTGGATATATAACTGTTCATGGGTTGCATGCTTCTGCCTATCCACACCTTGGGTGTTTTCATTTAATTCAACAGGTATTTTTTTACTTCGCTGTTCAGATGGTTTCTTTGCAGTCATCGTTCACTCCTTTAGTTGGAAATGTCTATGTTTACAACCGAAAGATATGCTTCTTTCAGCTTGTTTACTATAACCGTATGCATGCTGGTTAAGCTAATCAGCTTGTCATGTATTTCTTTTGGCGTCCACGGTGTTTCTTTCCCCTGACCAACGTAAACCGGTGTTGTGCTAAAATTAACCACTGCATTTTCTCCAGTTGCCTTCATCATAATTCTGAAATCAGCAGCATGATAATAACCCGTAATACGATCCTGAGCGCCTATGCCAATACGCACACTTGGTAAATTAACATTTGATATTGTTTAATCTTTTGCCAATTTAAACCCCTGTCATGAAAACGTTTTTTTTACCGTTTTTGTTTCAGCCCACTCCATCTGGCATGATAATAATTCCCTTTGATTTGCTTTATTTTGTCTTCATGGGAAAGCAGCATTTTACGTATCCATCCATACATCTGGTCAGATATTCCCCTACGATCTCGTTCTTTGATCAACTCCTGCCAAAATACCGCTTCAGGAGAATATATAATCGAATAATCTGGTGTGCCTTTTAAGAAATTAGTCATAACCATTGTTTTATCGAGAAACAAACGGCCACTAAGAAACACATCCCAGTCAATATACAGAATATTATCATACTTACACAGTATATCGGCACGAAAGTTGTCACTATCAATAACGGCATTGTCATTCTTTGGATATCTATATACTTTTGTTTGAGGATAATAATACTTTACACTATTTACACATGGCACAAGTTCTTCCGGTATGTGTCCGTAAACAACCATGAATACTTTCATTTGATCTACCATGATATCACCTTCTATCCTATTGTCCTAGCATTACTACTCCGTCGGGTAATGTTGCGTGTCCGGATGTCACCCAGAACTCACTTTCACTTGCACCAGCATTTGCTTGTGTTGTCCCTTCTTTAAGATTATACCCATATAGCCCCCCGTCTGATGCAATCGAAAAGGCATTGCTTCCCGTTGTGGTAGTGTTGGTGGCACCAACATAAAAATTATGTCTGGTAACGGTGTTTTTACTAAATAGTCCACCTCCATAGTTGGCTGTATTGGAAGTATCGGTGCTGTTCAGCACAAGTACGGAAATATCTTCTTCGTCAGTGTCGTAATGAGGGAAGTCTATTTTCGCTGCTTTAATAGTATTATCGGTCCTGGTGTCGCCACCATTGTCTGCCCCAAGGATAATTGCATCACTATTTAGTATATCAAGATAATTACATTTTATTGTATCGTCAAACGTACCGCTTCCTGCAACGTGTAGCTTTGTATCAGGACTATCAGTCCCGATACCTACATCTCCTCCATCGTTATACAACGGACTGTCATCCCACGAAGTTGCTCCGTCAGCATACGGTATATACCCTGTTGTAACACCATGAGCAGCAGACGCACCACCTATGTCACTCAGCACCTCTGCTCCTGTACGGAAATCCACGTTATCCGATGCATCGAGCACCAGAAACTTATCCGTATCGGTTCCTGCGTTAGCACAGGTAGTTATATTAAGCGTACCGTCTGATGCTATCTCTAACTTGGCCGTACCGTTTGTGCGAAATTGCATGGCATTATCTGAGTGATCGTATCGTATATACCCGACATCCGCTGACTCTGGATCACCGAAGAATATATATTGACGTTGGGTATTCGGTGTTAAGAACTGTAGTCCCGTATGAGTGTTATCCTCAATAACCGATAATGCATCACTATGCGATGTAGCTCCACTGTTACCAGCATAAACGTGTAGCTTTGTATCAGGACTATCAGTCCCGATACCTACATTGCCATCTTGACCTATTCTAAGTCTTTCGACTAAGCTCTCTTCATTTTCATCATACGTTTTAAATGCCAGAACCCCAAGTGGAGGGTCTCCTGTACCTTCTGGATAAAAGACTAACGATTCAATCGTTGAAAGTACATATATGTTTCCATATTTAGCCTGTTGCTCAAATTCTATTCCAACACCTGACTCTGATCCTGCCTCTTCTGTCGTCTCATGTGTTATCCTAAGTGGATATGTTACATCGTTTACGACATTGTCCTCTACGCTTACATGTAATTTATTATCCGGACTAGCTGTCCCGATACCTACATCTCCTCCATCGTTATACAGCGGACTGTCATCCCACGAAGTTGCTCCGTCAGCATACGGTATATACCCTGTTGTAACGCCGTGAGCAGCAGACGCACCACCAATGTCACTCAGTACCTCTGCCCCTGTACGGAAATCCACGTTATCCGATGCATCAAGTACCAGAAACTTATCCGTATCGGTTCCGGCGTTAGCACAGGTGGCAATATTAAGCGTACCGTCTGATGCTATCTCTAGCTTGGCCGTACCGTTTGTGCGAAATTGCATGGCATTATCTGAGTGATCATATCGTATATACCCGATTTCCGCCGACTCTGGATCACCGAAGAATATATATTGACGGTTGGTATTCGGTGTTAAAAACTGTAGTCCCGTATGAGTGTTATTTTCGATAGTTACTAATGCGTCGCTATGTGATGCTGCCCCACTGTTAGCTTCGTAAATATGCAATAGATCGTCAGGACTAGCTGTCCCGATGCCAACATTGCCAGAGCTATCTATACGCATTGCTTCAACACCATCATCTGAATGTATTACAAATTCTCCGCCTGAAATCGATGTTCCTAAAACAAATTCTAAATCAGTATAATCCCATCTTAAAAAAGATGCATAAGCATCTGAAGGTGTTCCAAAAACAAATCTTCCTTCGGATGCATCGGGACATATTATACTCATACCTGTATTGGCACCATTTTCAATTATCAATTCGTCAGCATTGCCATTAGCAACAACCGCACCTGCAGAACCATTATAAACATGTAATTTACCGTCAGGACTATCTGTCCCTATGCCAACATCTCCTCCATCGTTATACAACGGACTGTCATCCCACGAAGTTGCTCCATCTGCATACGGTATATACCCTGTTGTAACACCATGAGCAGCAGACGCACCACCTATGTCACTCAGCACCTCTGCCCCTGTACGGTGATCCACGTTATCCGATGCATCTAGCACCAGAAACTTATCCGTATCGGTTCCGGCGTTAGCACAGGTGGCAATATTAAGGTTGCCACCTGTAAAACAATGATTACCAGCGCCTACCTCCTGAGAATTATATATAAGGTCAGAACCATCGGCATATATTTTCGCCATCTGATCGTCACCGAAAACCACACCATAAGAATCGGTATCAAAATACAGGTCGTGTATTAATAATGAAGGGGCGGCATGTTCCGAATAAATACACCAGTCACTTGTAACACTTCCGCCGGTAGAAATATCTTCGATCTTCAAGTCAGCATACCAGTCTTCTGTTGCTGCCTGTCTGTAATGTCGGATAGTAATACCGGTTAACTCGTTCCATGTCCCGGCTTCGTCTAAATCTCCTGTGTAAGCACAGATTCCCATTCCGTTAGAAACCGTCCCGACATCATCAAGAAGCGCCGCTCCGTTAATACCTTGACATGTGCCGGTATTGGTAACCCCGGCATCAGGCTTTGCTCGTGCATACCCGTAAAACCCGATACAAGAATGGTCTCCGTTGACAGAAGATGAACTAATAGGCAACCCATATAAACCGTAATTTTGCTCATTTGTCGTTGAATTATATACACTTAATTTTCCGGGAGAGGTAGGCGTATATGGTCCTATGCCAACATTGTTGTCAGAATCAATAATTATACCGTTGTTTCCAAGCGATGTGCCGGATCGTATATTAAATTTATCGCTGTTGCTGTTATCTATACCAATAGCATAAGACTGTCCGCCGGTAAGAGTAAAAGTCTGAGATGCGTCTCCGGTACCATCCTGTTGTATTTGAGCCATAGATGTAGTCGAAGCGTCATCACGATAAAGTTTTAATATTGTAGTTGCATCGGGTGCAATTCCCAAACCAAGGCTTGTCGCCTGCATAGTGCCTATATTGGTAAGATTTTGTGCATTCCAACTAAATGCACCGGCAGCATCACCGGAAACATCTGCAAGCAGATCAGCTCCGGTGCGGTAATCAATAATGCCCCCGGCATCCCGAACAAGAAACGCATTAACATCCGCACCGGCATCGGCACAAACATCAAGATAAACGCTGCTGTTCAAGTCTATCTGGGTGTCCGCTTCAAGATCAAGGTGCCCGTCATTTAAAGATGCCATGTATATAGCATTGTCCCTGAACTGCAGCTGCATGTCATCGTTCAATAACAGGCCGGTGTCTGGAATGTGGGTAAGTGTAACATCCTGATCATCACCGAGATACATAACCCCGCCATCAGCAAGATACAAATCAGAAAATTCCAGCGCCGCCGTCCCGAGTGAAGCACCATCTGCAGCTGTTGGGGTAAAATCTGTAACCGCCTGAAAATGATCTGTGGTAAGTGTATTGGTAGTATCATTGTACGTGAAATCAGCTTCAGCACCCATTATTCCACCATCATTGTACTGTACCTGTGTGTCGGCTCCTGCTGCAGCTGCAGCCCCTGGAGCAACCCATCCAAGATTCCCGTCTCCATCTGTATAAAGAATTTCGTTTGCGGCTCCATCTGCAGCCGGAAGCTGCCATTGAGAGTCAATAAGCATACTTAAACTTTCATCCCATACAAGCAGCTGGTTGTCAGTCGGCTGAGTAATAGAAGCCTTTGCGGTTCCCAGACGTCTCAAAGACACGGCAACCTCATCCATTAGCTTTTCAAGGCCACGAACAACGTTCGTTAAATCCCGTGAGTTGTTTATTATGCTTTTAGCCATATTAATACATAGCACACGTTGAATTACCATTGTTTTCGGTAACGTCTTTATACATCCACTTCACACTATTACTGCTAATCTGGGTAGCAACTATCCTCGGTTCGAACCCGGTAATCGCCCCACCGTATAAAGTAATCGGGCCTGAGTATGTAAGATTACGGTCAAGGTGCCGTGAATTAGCAAATGCATCATTTTCATATACTTCAATAGTATTTCCAGACCGTGTTATAGTAAGCATCGTCCACTGTGTCAGCGCCGCACTCAAAGGTACCGCCCATGAATTTTCCGAGTCATCCCAGTTCAGGTTCCATCCGTCACCATCTTCAATAAGCCTGATTCTCAAGCTCCCAACACTGAGTATGGTACAGTCAGCTGACGGCGATCTTACCCACATAACTATGCTCAAATCTCCCGCAGGCATGTCAGTATCCACAACCATGTTGTCGGACGCCTCAAATACAATTGCTGACCGCACCTTCCCATCCGGACCGGTCGTTACCCCGGCAAAACTTCCGGTTGTGCGCTGGTTGCTTCCTTTGTCCCATGGCATTGTATGCGATCCATCGGCAAGACTTACCAACTCAATACTTCTTCCCACCCATATAATGGTATCAGATATCATCTCAGCCCATGTTTTTTCGCTCATTTGTTTCTGTGCCGGTGCTGCTGCAGTGTCAATTTCCTCATTGTACTGCTGTATATCGGTAAGTCTCCACGGTGCGCCAGTAATTCGCACACCTGTTTGGAGGGCCTCGCTTTCTATGTGTCTATCAGACACTATCTGTGCCCTTTGAGAAAAATATTTTACTTCAGCCTTGTCGTTGGGGCTTGACTCTTCCCTAAAATACATGCTGGATTTATAAGGTTCCCGAAATCCATACTGATTATAGTCGCTTGTATTCCGCCGCGATTTCAACCATGGCTTCAGATTGACTTCGCTTTCAGAATGACGTAATTTTTTTGTTGCTTCTGCGGTAAGCTCTCTAAACAGTATATCGGATTCTATTTCAGACCCGCCGTATTCATCGTTTCCGCCGTCAACCCAGTGGTCTTCTTTTCCAAGCCAGTAGTGCTTAAAAGAGTTGCAGTCAGTAACAATTATTCTTTCTTCATCAAAATCATTAAAGATTCTGCATGTTCCTACTAGTCCTATTGCATTCGGATAATCAGCGCCTTGGTATTCGCTCCAACTTATCCCCTGTTTTTTTTCCTGTGGAACGCCTAAGCGATAAATCCTATCTGATTTTGTAATATTCCTACCGTTGGGAACACCATAACTGTTTTCATAGACATATATATAATCATATTTGGTTTCAGAAAAAAGAAGGCCGACGTCATCCCATACTTCAAGTTTTACCGTATATGTTCCAGGCATCCGATATACATGTACCGGTTCTTTTTCTTCGGACGTTTCACCATCTCCGAAAGTCCATAGATATCTTACAATTGTTCCACTCATAATTTAAACGACACCTCAAGAGGACAACAACCACTTCTAGGTATCCCGGTAAAATTAAGTGTTACGATAACATAATTCTCTTTTGTCTCTGTATATGATCCATTGACATTTGTTACCGTTAAAGAAACCGTATATGTTCCCGGAGCATTATATTGATGTGTCGGGTTTTCTTTAGTAGATGTTTCACCGTCACCGAAATTCCATAAATAAGATGTCGGGGAACCAGCCTCTTCCGATGTAAATTCAACGGAGAGCGGATATACGCCGCTTAACAGATTCCCGGTAAAGTCACAATATAAATCATAATCAGAGCACCACACATCTCCAAGATATGTTACATAATCCGATGCTATACCACCAATAATAAATGTCTTGCCATTCATGTTCACCAGACCGAAGTCACTCCTGGCCGTATATTCGTTTAGCTGTGTTATTTCAGTCCAATTAATACCATCAGTTGTGCTCCATACATCATTAATAACGTCATCGGCATTGTCGTATCCACCAACTATGGCTATCTCATCTTTGGCAATGCTCATAACAGACTGATGCTCCCTTCTTTCAGACCAGTCTGCATTTCCCCTATTTGTCCAGTCCACTCCATTTGGAGAACTATATATTCTATTCATCCTTCCTGTTATTGGTGGCCATGGTGTTGCCATATCGCCACCATATAACCACAAAGTACCTAAAAATTCAGCAGAACAGTGCTCCCTTGGGCCTCCCCATCCTGTTCCGTCAATGGCCACAGCGTCATTTGTCCAGTTTTCGCCGTCTTCAGAACTCCAAACATCATTAACCATACGCCCATCAAATCCACCTGTTATAACCATTTTTCCGTTAAATTCACAAAGGCCAAATTCATGTCTTGCATCCCAGGGAGCATTGGCAACAACCTGTTCCCATGTTATACAATCATCACTTACCCATACATCATTCAAAAAGCCTCCGCCACTATATCCGCCCATTATCCAGAATCTATTGTTGTAATAAATAAACCCGTGACCACTTCTTCTCCCATACCCACCATCAGCAGTTAACTGTTCCCACGTTATTCCGTCAGCCGAACGCCATGCGTCAGAAAAACGAGATGGCGTTAAATCACCATTATACCCACCAGTTAAATACATATACGTTCCATCAGTAACAACACGTAGCAAGTTCCTTGCAGCCCAGGGAGCATTTGCAAGTATCTGCGTCCAATCGTTTAAAATAAGTGGCATAAATTATTTCCTCGTTCTCCAAAAAACATGCCCGAGTGTTCTCCCATAAGCACTCGTTCCGATATTCCAGCATTCTTTGAAATCAGTTGCTATTATATCCTGTTCAAGCGAATTAAACATCAGGTCATCACTATATGTCCTGTTGGCAACCTGACGCACGCTCATATCATGGCAGAGAAGTTCGTATGTTCCCTTGTTGATTTCTTGTATGCTTCCCCAATCAACAGTTCCCAAATATTCATCAACCACGTCAGCATGCAGAATACCATAATATTCACCAAATTCAGGCAGTTCTTCAATATCAGGATTATTGGTTGGAATGCTCCACAAACTGTCGATACACCAGACAAGTATATAGTTGGGAGCCTTGCGAATAAGCTGTATTGAACCTTCGATTTTGTCAATAATCTGTCTCGTCGCCAAATAATAACCGGCATTATATTTCATGTTGTTGGCAAGATCGCAATAATGAATCAACGAATCGTCACGACGCGCTGTCACCATAAAACCGGGAACTATTCGTAAAATGTTGCAGTTCGGCATTGCTTCTTTATATCGCATATTCAATAAGCCGATGTGCTTTTCATCCATGCGGTTCCGTAATGTTTCGTCTGTTGTAATATCTGTAATAACCCTGCATTCAGGATCAACAGTAATTCCCTGGATATCTTTTGAAAGGTTTTCATGGACTCTTACCTGATTGCTTGAAAGCACTTCAACAATTATCGATTCATATCCAGTTGACCAGAAAATTGTTTTCCGTTCATCGCATTCGGTTTTCGAAAAAAAATCATTTGTGTATACATTGTGCAAGGTAACTATGTAACCATTTTGTGAAGCACGCATAACCCTGCCTCCACCTATAGCACAGGCCTGCAATGGTTTTGGTCCACCATAATAACTGATTCCTACTCGCACCTTTTTGGGAGTTAAATATTCTATTATTGTTTCAGTGTCGCCATCCTCCCATTTAAGCGGAGTTCCCTCATCGGCCTTTTCAAATATGCCATATTCTGCGGTAACAATACCATGATTTTTACTTGCATAAAAAGCACCTGCAACACGAAAGTCACCGCACCATGTGAATTTAAGCGGTGGAAGCTCTTCTCCATCATCAGTAGTACGAGGATCAGGACCGCTTTCACTTATATTGGTAGTACGCCATTTCGTATAGTGCGTCCAATGCCATTCATAGTGATCCTGATCAAGCGGAATATAAAACACTCCTACCTGATTGGGTTTCGTATATTCCCATGAATCATTTATTTTCGCACCATTCGCTTCAGTCCCTTTTATTATTTCAGAAATGTCGGTTCCAGTAGTACCCGCTCCCAGATAACCTATCGATGCATTTTTTTCACGTCCTGTGTCAAATGTAAAGTAACCGTCGTCTTTATATTTGACGACAATCCACGGAAACAACGTATTAATACTTTTCTGCAACGAATCGGCAACCTCGTGCATGCTCTGCACATTGGTTCCAGTCGTGCTCATATCAACGATGAATTCAGCTTCGTATTCGTTATGGGTTAATTTAAAAGAGGCTCCCGGAGCCGCTATTGTCCGGTAATAAGCAGGGTCTTTGTTGGTGTCAGACATTTTAGCACATTTAAGACGACAACCATATTTAACACTACTATCATTGTTCCCTATCGGTTTTTCTCTCCAATATGTCGAATAATCCCTGTTGGGGACTATACTGGTATTTAATTGCGTCGTTCCGCTTTGCTGCAATAATTTTGAATTTGTCCTATCTCTTATCCCAGTCCCGGAGATTCTTGCCATGGAATAAAGATAATCGTAACGATAACTATGTTCTTTTCTTCTTTGCCTTCCACTAAGCAGTATGTGCGGAACCGGTCCGTTCGCACGCCAGAAAATGCCAACACTTTCATAAAAGCTCAATTTGAATATTCCATTCGAATTTCCTAAAACTCCATCATTATCGGAATTATCCCAATCTGATATGACATTCGACGGCATTCTTCTTGAAACGCAAAGACACTCATTGTATTCGCTGTATTTATAACTGCTGGTATATACCCTTTTACCGTACTGCCATATTTTTATTCTTTGTATTTTATGCCAACCATTAATATTCAATCGACCATGGATATAACACCCGTCAGATAACCGGTCTTCTCCCGGCAAAGCCATTCTTACTTGAGTGGAAGATATGTATTCTGAAATTTCATCATGATAATATTCACCATTATATGTTGGCCATGCTATATAACAACTTACACTGTCATAATTGAAAACCTCTTCATCGCATGTAACGATATTGTTTATCTTGCTCATATGAAGATTATTCAATTCGTTTCCGCAATCACTTCTCCATGCCGGTGGCTGAAGGTCGGACCACAACCATGAAGCTAATCGCGGCTGTATCTCAGTGTCGTACGCATGAGCATTAATTAAACCAGCTACAGCTCTAGAGGGTATATCGTCGTGCGGCGCGTTCTTTACCAGCCCGTCACCGAACTCGCTTTGTTTCCAGCTGTTTAAATTGTCGTCTGTCTGTCTGCTCATCAATACTGCCTTTTAACACAAAAATCAGGCACACCCTGTTCACCATTATCAAGCTCCGCCCAATATTTGGGCTTTAAAACGTTTTCTATATAGTTCGTAACGGCAAGCTGTTTTTTGTGATCGTTCACAGCGTCAATAAGGCTCATTGTGGCCTGCATGAGTATCTGTTCCGCTTCCGGGCTCGGGCACTCATGCTGCACTCTCTGCGAAGCTATTTCCGTAGGTAATTTATATGATATTCTTTTAAATACCGAAGTCGTTGCTCCGGGATTAATTCCCCTGAAAAAAATAGTGGCCGGGGTGATGTTGCCACTCCCGGCCATCCTTGCTGTTGTTGTTTTTATGTTAAGAATCCGAAGAAGCTCTATTCCTTCGAACTGCAGGCGTTCCGTTTTCCATACCTGTGACGTTGAATCAGGCAAATCGGCATCAAGATCGGTAACTACATACTTAACAAGCCAAACCGTGTCCGGGCAATCATATTTATATGTCGAGTCAGCAGTGGTTATTAATGGAAAATTACCGGTAGCCTCATCATAAATAAGATTCTGTTCCCGCTCACAGGTGTTGAGTATTCGGTGGGCCTGATTATAAAGAGGAAGTATCCCCTTCTCTGAACCTTCAGGTTGCCACCCGTGACACTCAAGCGCTATCCACGTCAGATGTTGGCTTGTTGACGCCATTTTTATTCCTTCCGCTCTTTTTCTCCGCCTTTTCCTGCTCTACAATTTCATCAAGCTCTTTTACTCTCGCCGCGATTTCACGCTCAAGCTCTTCTTTGTGGGAAAGCTCAGCCTTGAATGGCCGTTTTCTTTCCTCGCTGATTTCCTCTCTCATGTTTTCGTCAACAACAACCAATTCCGGGTGCGTTGAAAGGAAGTGTCTGTTTTTGCGGCCGGGATCATCCCACACATCAGCCTCGATATCACCGGTAGATGACTGGTGAAACAGAAGAGCACGGGCTCCTTTTCGTGTTCCCCACCCATGCTTTCCGGTGTTCTGGTCAATATATTCATACGCCTCAATGTCTTCCAACCCGTGTATCCGAATGTTAAAAACAAGCCCTTCGCTGTCAATCTGCGGAATTTGTGTTCCTTCATAACGTATCCGGATAAACCGTTCACCCTTTCTTCTTAACTGCTCAACACGTTTGAGCTTTTCGCGCTCTTCCGGTGCCTTAAGATAATCAACAATCGGGTTCATACCAATCCTTTCTTATAATGGATACAAGAGAGGGGTATTACCCCCTCCCCCAAACTTTATACTTCAGATCAAACGTTCTCAGCACGGCCAAGAACAACAAGAACTGATCCAAAATATTCGCGTGCAGCACCGGTTGGATCAACCGGAGTATTGTCAAACTGCATATGCTGGTATCCACGGACACCTGCATAGCCGACACCGTTACGAACATTATAGTCCCAGTCCTGACTGATCATGTGCATCTTTTCAGGCTCCAGTAGATACAGCGCACCGGCACCATGAAGAACAGACGCATCCCGAATAAGTGGATTGTCCAGATTGCGCTGATCATTGTCGGTCGGCCACATATACCCGGCTGAAAGCCCATAAGGCTCTGCCGTTCCACTCGGAAGCAGCGTTGCAAGCCTGTCGTCACGAACTATGTAAATGGTTGCGCCACCGGCACTTTCCCATTTACCGATCATTCCGAACCAATTCTGTACCGTGTTGTTTTTGATGTCGTCAACCCTGGTATAACGACTTCCAAGGGTGTCAACAAACCTCGGGTTCGAGAACCGTGTTGCCTGAAGCTGGGAAACAGTCAAAACAAACGCCTGCTGTCCTCCAATCATCAGGGGCCATATTCTTCGCTGGAACGCAAACCGGACGAGGTCATCCATAACCCTGCCTGTAAGCATCTGCGCAGCTGTCTGCGGAAACGTCCCGGTTCCACCGGATGCAGTGTCAATTGCGTTGACGATCCGGTTGGTGTACGTGGCCCAGTTTGGACAGAACGCGGGCTGCTGCCAAATCGTTCCTGCGTTGGCCACATAGCAATGACGATTCCACTGCGCAGGACAAACGTTCTGGGTTGTACCCGCCTGCAGGTTCCAGCCGTTCGTTTCAACAAGGCCCATATGTATCTCAAGGTCTTCCTCGGCTGCTGCATGGGGAGCCAGGTCTTTTGCGTGCTGTTCATACAGATTGAAGAACTCCGCATCAAGCTTGTGTTCTCCATAGCCCGGTTTGTCCTGAAACACAATCCGATAATTATTACGATACAACGTACCGCTTTTCACAATCGGTGCAATTTCAGTACCCATCGCAACACCATTACCACGAATGATATTGGCATTGGCAGGCATTTTCAGCCCGACACGGACATTGTTCGCTCCACCAACTTCATCCGGTGAAAGACGTTCAATAACCGCTGACGGCATCGGAAGCTCCTGCCGCTTATAAATAATACGCTCTCCGGTAATATTAGCGTAAATGGACTTAGGAATAGCTTTCCGCCGAAGAGTATTGCTGAACTTACGAACAACAAGACTTCCACCGGAAAGAGTATTCAGGCTGTTGTAATTCCTTACACCCATAGTATTACTCCTTTGGTTTCATGTTTTGTTGCGTTCTTATTCCGCGTTTCACCTGATAAATCAGGCAGGTGTTCTCCAGTGAGGCTCAGGCTTAGGCTCGGGCATTTCAAGTGCTTCATGCGCACGTTTGAGTGCATCAAACATATCCCAACCCCGCTTATCACCTGCCCGGCATAGTACTTCCATTTTTTCCTCATCAACGGTGTACCGTCCCGGATTCTCACCTATCACTTCAAGTGCGGCTTCCTCACTCAGTCCCGTCCCTTCGGGCGGTGACCCGGTAGGCTCAAGTATTGGAGTCGAAGTATCTCTCTTCCTCAAAGAAGAATCCAGCGTCTGCTGCCCCCTCTTCTCGGCCTCAATAAGCTTCATCTCCTGTTCGGCCTGAGTAATTCCACCTTTTTGTTTCATGTTGTTAAAGGCTGCTTCAAAGTCCGGAAAGATTACTTTCTTTCCTCGCCAGTCCTTTACATCAACCCGCTTGCCTGATTGTTGGTCTATTCTTTCACCCCGCTGATTCCAGTAAATATTCATCAGAATACCGTAATTGCGTATATCTGATTCTGTTATCCCGAAGTCAGCAGGCGAAATACCTTCAACCTCACACAGTCGTACAAGCTCAGGGTCTTTCGTATTAAAGGCACCAACAAGGCGGTTAACCTCATCAAAGCTGTACGGCCTTCTTCCATATACCCTTCTGGCCATATCAACAATCGATGTTTCCAGATCGTTGCGGTCGTCAGAATACAGTGGCTTCGTTGTCTTCAGCTCCGGGTGGTCTTCCTGTAGCCTCGCCAAACCCATCTCAGCGTCCTTGTGTTCCTTTTCAATTCTGCGTCTGCGTTCAGCCTGTTCGGTAGATTCGGAAACGTTGTTAATTCGCTCTTCAAGGGTTTTATACCGCTTTTCCTGCTCAGTGCGGTATATGGTGAACTCGTTCTGAACACTGTCGAGTTCCGCCAGTGTGTCCTTGAAGGTGTCAACTGTTCCCGTCATTGCAGATTGTAATGCGGCAGCATCATCCCCGCCGTATTCATTCAACTTGGAAATCTGAGCGTTTATCGCGTCGAGCTTGGCATTGAACTCAGTTCTCTGCTTTCTGCTTATCTGCGGACCAGAATCAACGCTTTTTCGTGCAGAATCAGACGCTTTTTTGATTTCGTCCAATTGTTTCTGAAGTTCGGGTACCGTCTTGGCAGTAGACTCAAGCTTTACAATCTTCTCTTCGTATTCTTTTAACCTGGCATCCGCCTTGTTAGCGAACCGTCGAGCATGCTCCGCCTGTTTAAGTATCTCCTGTCCGTTTTTGTACCCTCTCAGCGCTTCCGGCAGTTCGCTCCTTTTAACTTTTCCAAGCTGAGAAAAATCTACAAAATCATCTTCCCCGACTTCCGCTGTCGGCTGCGACGGCCCTTCCTCTTTCTTTGTTGCGGGTGGCTCTTCCGGTTTCGTCTTGGGAACTTCCCCGGAATCCGCTTCCTCAGAAATCGGTGCGTCCATTATCTGCTGGACTTTTTCTTCCTGCTCTCTCTGCCACTCTTCGATGTCTACCCCTTGGGGGGGTTCATCCGGAATAGCGAGTAAAGCATTCTCCTTTTCTTCTTCGCTCTTGAAAGCGAGTGCGGCTTCATCTGCCATGTTCAATCGTCCTTTCCGGTTGCAGGTGGGTCCTTCATAGTAATTTGGTTACTACTCAGGCTGCTTTCCTTCAAACAACCATGTATATGAATAAAAACTACCCATTTATTGTTATTGAAATATTGACCGTCATTACAGTTTTCCTTATTTTTCTTATCGTATCACTAATATCATATTATCATGAAACCAATGCCGTACTCTTCGTATGGTTCCGGCTCACTATTATATGTGTTTTTCTCACATCCCTGCAGGGTTTTGTCCCGTCTGTCTAGGTTGTCCTGTATTTTGGTTGGCTGCTGCTTGATTTCCTTCATTCGGTACTCCTTCCGGTATCTGTCTGTTTGCCGGGGTAAACTGCTCAGTAGGTTGCCCCTGCTGTGGCGCTTGCGCCTTATTCGCCATATTCTGCACCATGCCCTGAAGCTGCTGCTGCATTGCCTGTGCTTCCATTCCCTGCGCTTTCAGCTGCTCAATCTGAGTAAATACTTCAAGCACATCCCTCATTTCCTGCAACGATTGCATGCGTTCAAGCTTAATCTGCTCTTCCGGATCACGCTCTATGGTAGAAATAAGATCATTCGTGAGAATCCTGATTTCATTTTTGAACAACTCCGGATGTGCGCTGAGCATTTTTGTCGTATCAAACAGTTCAAGCCTGCGTGCCATACGCTTTGTAGGAGAAGCTTTGGAAAGCTTCACAACTACTCTGGCCCGTGGAAGATCACTAATCGAGTTTATGTAAACTTTCTGCCTTGAACCATCCGACATTGTTCTGAATGCAGGGGAGTTGAATTCTATAAATCCATTGCCGCCACTCGTGGGTATCTTCCTGTAAACACCTTTATACAGAACCTGGGCCATGTTATACCAGGCTTCGGCCTTGTCCATCTGAAACCGTTGCCAGTTATTTATAAGACGTAGAGTTCCAAGCTTGGTTATCTCGTGCCGCATTTCAAGCAAAATCCCGGATTCGTCCTTCGGCCCTGTTCCCTCAAGAGCCGGTGTCACCGGAGTAACTCTGTCAAACAAATCTAAAAGCGAGTTATTAACATCAGTGAACATTCGTTCCGGGATTGTGCTCACCGGGAATAGTTCCGCAACACCTTTTGGCGACCCCTCAACACCATGCACATAATCAGGTCGCGTCTTATTCTGCATAAGCTTACGCACTCCGGCATCTCCACCTACCTTTGTTTTATCCACAAGGGCCATTCCAGCTGCAGTCGATGCCATAATGTCATCAATTTTCGAGTGACGGTAGTTGAACATCCGGTTTATGTCGAGCATGTACTCAAACACACCCTTATCAATACCGAATATTCTATTTGTAGAGTATTTGAACAGTCCGATACCACCACACTGTACCGGATGTTTCCCGCGAACAAATATCAAATCAGGCGAAATACCTGTCAGGTCAGGAGATATAATCCCATAATAAAGAATGTTGTCCTCATACGGAAACTCACGCACATCCGCCCACGATATTTCCATCTTTTCGATAAAATTCCGCACCTGAGACTCGGTTACCTTTAGCGGAAATGCGAACCAGTCACCGTCCTGAAGCTGCGCGTGAAGCCTCGTGGTTTTTAGCGTTTCCATCCATCTGTATTCTGTCACCAAAAAACGGGACCCCTGTCTTCTTGGCAAGTCCTCCCACGCACGAACGTTTTCTTCGTCTTCATAGGTGTCACCTATATAAAAATCGGCATCAGCAAGCTTTTTTATTGCAGGGTCACCAGTGTCAAACTTCTCAATCATTTGAGACGGAGTAAGATACCCGTCAATCATTGCTTCGCGCCACGTTCCATTATCACAATCCTGGTGAAATGGATCTTCCAATACCGTTCCGTCGGTATAATGCTTGAATCCAATTCCACCTGTCTTACGAACAGAATAATCTATCGTCATGCCCTGTATACCGGCATGAATTATTCCGGACATGTTTGTTTGGGAATCGTGAAGATCGTACTTATATAAATCCTTGTCTGAGTAATACCAGTGTTTTGTACTCTCAACACCTTGATTCTCCTCAATATCCAGCGGCTTAAAATCAAAATCAAGTTTTTCGTTCATTATAGAGCCATGTAATGACTCAGCCTTCTGCTTGGCAATGTTAACGCTTACGGCATGCCTACCCTGAGAAATAATGTTGTCTCGTTGTGTTTTCGGCCACATTCCACCGTCTATATCAAGAACAGCTTCAAGGGCATCGTACATTCGTTTGCGCGATTTGGCATGATAGCTTACCCAATGTCGGTGCCTATCCTCAACATAACGAACGAATTCACCATCAGACGATCTCATTCTGCGGGATGTCTTGGTACTAATGTTAGCCATTTCGGTAGGAAACTTCTCTTTTGAAACCATACTAATCGGGTATTGCATCACGTTTCCTTCACCAGTATCGGCTGTTTTTCAAAATCAAAGTGATAATTTTTTGGCATAAGCGTTGTGGTTATACCACCATTATCATTAATATCAACCTGAACCCACCGCTTGCACCTGTGATCATCACAATACACCCAGTATCGCTTACGGTCAGTTTCAAAGGCCATTAAAATCTTGCCATAGCCATGATTAGGACATAAAACCTTGACCTTCATACCATATATATAGAATGTGGAGAGAATATTTTATATGCGTGCTACTGTTGGCGTAGCACTATTTGAGGAGGGAGGGTACAACTGTGACTACGTGATCACGTAGTCATTTATCACATTTCATACATTATCCTCACATTAAAGGGTTTGCTAGTTTTATCTTCCAGGTACGCTTATCATCCCATCGTTCAATTATCATTCCTACCTGCTTTCTGCTGCTGCCGCTCTGTGGTATTAGCCAACCAGGGTATTCCCAATCCAGCACAGAGCCTTTGCGCTCTGGTATCTGTACATTTATTCCCCTGAACTTTACCCATATTAGCCTCTGTACATTCTCTGCAAGAATCCCTAGAGCTATGGCCTGAGTTTCTGGGCCATACTCCCAAAAATGTCGACCAAACTTGCTTTGGTGTACCCATCGTCCGCCCTTTGACCACCACCAATAGTTTTTATGCTCGAACCCCCACCAGTGGCAGAACTTAGCTCGCTCTTTTCTGCGTCTCAAGGTAAACCACGTTGCCATTCCAGTGTCACTTCTTCTGGAAACCCTTTCTCTGGCAAAAAACATGCCTTTCTTACGAAGCTCTTCTATATAACAGTCCTGCTGGTCCTTGGTTATCCCGTCAGTATGAACCGACATATCCACATCATCGTCACCACGGATAAAGTCACCGTCACGTACAATACCAAGCAGCACACCGAAATTGATAAACAACCTGTCTTTTATCCCAGCCTTTTCGGCGCACTCATAGCAGATAGCTATATCCTCAGTGGCCCAGCGTTTTCTGTCGTAGTTAAAATATGCCATGGTTACTCGGTTCTATTGCGTTCAACCACATTACCTGTTTAACCAGCAGAATATTTAATGCATTTAAACTAATCTTTTTTCAATACAGTGTTCAAGTAGTCTGGCTCTCTTTCGATCAAGATTACCCTTATTAATATATATACAACATCATTCAAAATCGAATTGATATATTCATCCCGTTCTAACAATTCAGCTAGAATAGTATGATTATAATTTAATTTATATTCACCTGTTTTTATTTTGTTTAAAAACAATGTATCAGAAACCGTAACCTTAATAATGTTATTTCCTGAGTCACATTTTTTAAAAAACCATATATTTGTGTTGTTATCTATTTGCTCTGGTTGCAAATAGCAAACCCATTTAATATCAACAGTATATTTATTATTCGTCATCGACAACTTTTCCACCGAGAGATATAACCACTCCCCCTGACTGATGAGAGGAATACGACTATTTAATAAAAAGATATATTGTTACGATATAATATCCTTTTCAGGAACAATTTTTTCGAAAATCACATCTTCGTGATCTCCGCGACCTTCTTCTCTTGTGCAGCATTTGTCCGTACATTCCACTGAACTGAAACCGCAATCTTTACATTTTCCTTCTATTGCCCGGTATCCTTTTGGAGCTTCGTTTGGATTTATCATTTTTCACCTTTCGCTTCATTGTTTCACCGCAACCTGGACAAATCTTCCCCACCGAGCCGTACTTTTTTGTATAGTCGGTATTTATTGGATATTCAAATCCGCAGCTACGGCATTGGTATATTAATTTCATTTTCATTTCATCCAGTACGTTATTGTTTTCATATTGTGTGTTGTACCACTGTGCCACCGCAAGGTATAACATCTCCTCCTGACCGCTTAGTGGAATTGACGGTGGAAGTGTCGTATACCCACACCCATCCCCCCGACTGTCGGGAGGAATTGACGGTGGATTTGCCGTTTGCCCGCACCCATCCCCCCGACTGTCGGGAGGAATTGACGGTGGATGTGCCGTATACCCACACCCCTCCCCCCGACTGTCGGGAAGAATTGACGGTGGAAGTGTCGTATACCCACACCCATCCCCCCGACTGTCGGGA